CACTAGGAGGGGGTACTGATGAGGGAGTTTCACTAGGAGGGGGTACTGGTGAGGGAGTTTCACTAGGAGGGGGTACATTAATTCCTAAAGTGTCCTGTATGCTATACAAATAAACTCCTAAAAGTAAAAACATACACAAAAAAATTACAATTAAAATGACTGTACTGCTCATTAATATTAATAAATAAATTATTTTCTCTGGTTAATTTGTGAATGCGAGACCGGCCATACCTGATTGTATACGCAAGATGTTATAATTCACGGCAAATAGTTTCAAATTGCATGGAGTGTACATAGAATTTTTTAGTATAATGTTAATCTGGCTATTATCGATGCGTGAGAAATTGCATGTTCCTGAAGGCTGATGAAGTTCAGGTTTCAGAGCAAAAGAATATGAGTAGATTCCGGGATATGGGCTCCCGGAATGATACATAAGTGGCTGATACTGGTTGAAATATTTACCATTCTGTGGGAAAAAACGACTCTGACCGTTTAGATCGATATTGAGAGAAGAAAGGGGCCCAGTGGTAACCGAGGCTGTCTCTCCACCCTGTTCGACCCATGTTTTATAAAGTGTTAAAGTTGGGGCGTATAATTTTACATAATTTCCATCAGCTACGGTTGTAGCAGGAGCTCCTATTACTAGATTTTGCGAAATGGCAACAGACTGACCAAAAATATTAGTAGTTGTTGAATCTGTATAGTTGTATGTATGTCCAGCATATGCAGGCCAGGCTCCATTAGTATAATTATATACACGAACATACGCTTTAGAAGGGGACCCAACGGCTAGACTCGTACCTGCTGGATTTAGAGATACACTCGTTCCGAAAGTATCACTTTGGCCAGAGGATGTTATTAGGACGGTAAGACTCCAAGCGGATGCGTTATATGTAAAAATTTTGACGTACCCGGATGACGTAGATGTACGAGGGGCACCGACCGCTAAAATATTACCCGCTGCGTTGAGAGAGACAGAAGTACCAAACAGATCCGCTGAAGATCCAACCATTATAGTCGTTGTATCAGCTGTCCATGTACCCGTCGCCAAGCGAAAAACTTTAACATATCCCGCACCATTGGGTGTTGGCGCACCGATCGCCAAAATGGTACCTGTAGAATCTAGTGAAACAGATGTTCCAAAATAATCACCACTATTCGCACCAGTAATTGCAGAACCCACCTGCGTAAACCCACCGACATTATTTACATTATAAACCAAAACTTCACCTGTATTTGTAGTCTTAGCTGGAGCACCAGAAGCGACCCGACCACCGTTCGTAATTGCGACACTCGTTCCAAATTTTACTGAAGATCCAGATCCAGTCTGAGTTGTCCATGCGGTCCATGCATTGTTAATATACTTGAAAGCATAAATAGTACCGTTTGTTGTTCCAGGTGAACCAACAACTGCCTGATTTCCATCTGGACTGATTGCCACGGAAGTACCGTATAATGAACCATTTGTTGGTTCCGTAGCAGGGTTCAAAAAGCTTCCACTATCCCACGAACCGTTTGTGTATCTGTATACTTTTGCACTTCCGGCGGTTCCTGTTGCCAAGACACCACTCGATGAATTTGGAGCCCCCACTGCATACGCGGTTCCATCTGAACTGATAGAAACAGATTGTCCAAATTGACCTTTATTAGTGAAAGTGAATGAAGTTCCAGAATTATACAGTCCCTGTGTTGGACTTGGCACACTGATAATAGGAGAACCGTAGTAATGAGGTGCGATGTTTGAAATCTGAGCTGTAGTGCTATACACGTTCTGCGTGTCTACACAGAAGTTCCACATGTTAGTACCAGTGATGGTAGGATTCTGAAAGCACCATATAAGTTCCTTTACTGGGTGCTGATAGGGCAAACGGAATGAAGGGTTGAGAATTCCTGATGTAATCACGTCGCCACCGTTGTGTTGGACTTGCTCGATCAGATATTCATGTCCTTTAGTTGCGAACAGGCGTCGCTCGCTACTTTCAAGGAACGTGTAGTTACACCACAAATTGAAATAGTTTTGAGAAAAATAGGTTAAATAATCGTCGGCAAGTTCAAATATTATGCGAACTTCGTGGTATTGAAGAGCAATCAGTGGAAGACAAAGTCCTGGATCTTTATTAAAGAAAAATAATAATGGAAGATTTACAACATTTGGAGTTGAAGAATCAGCTGATGAATTTCCTAAAGAAGACAATTTACCGTATGTTAGTTTTTTAGACTCGTCCCGAAAAACTTCGGACCACAAGCGAAACCATAGCTGATAATGTTTGTCTATGCGTTGACCACCAATTGTAAGTTCGACAGATTTGAATGCTCTCTCGGCGAGCCATACCGGCGGGGCCGATAGAATAGGTGAAAGTTCTACCCACATATCACCGATAAGGTCCCCGTCTCTTCCAACGACCACCTGAACAAGGTTTCCATTTCCGATAGAACCCTGAAGAGTTAGTTTGATAGCCTCCATAGAAAAGTTAGTGTGACGCTTATAAACAGCTTTAAAGAAAGTTACCCTAGGATCTCCTGTAAGATAAACATCTTGTGCGCCATAAGCAACGAGCTGCATAAGTCCTCCTGCCATTTATAAGTTACACATATAATATTTTTACACTGATGGTCGCAAAAATTAATAAATAAAAATAAAATTATCCAAAAGCGTGGGGACGGCGCATTTATAACAAAATTGGATCTTCTTAAGAGTTGTGTTGTAATGGTCCCGAAGACCCTTAAGAGTCTCTACCATAGTTTTAACGTCCAGATTTTCAATAAATGACTGAATAATATCGATTATAACAGTCAGATACATTTCAACGACTTGTCTGATATCGTTTTTTCGATTATTAGCCTTTTCGCGCTGTTGAATCTTCTTTTTGAAAACACTTTCGTCGATGTCGCCTATCATAAACTTGATACGAAGATCTCTGTTTTCGTTTCGAGGATCCACCGTGTATCTAGGAAGTATAACATACTGAGCGTGCGCATGACTCCTGTAAGCATTTGAAATTATGGAATAATTGTCGGTACCAAAAAGATTTGCTATACGTCTCTGAAAAATATGCCAGTCGGGAATTCCCCCACACGGAATATCGCCTGGTTGACGGGGGAGAGTTCCGTGAGTCCTCTGATACTCGTAGTAATGAGGGTTGTGGATGACATGAGTCTCGATACGCCCAGTCTTCCAACTAAACGCGGTGTGACATTGAGTACACCACATTTGATCACAATTTCGAACTACAGTGAGATCACCGAGAACAAACCTATTATTACAATCGACCGTCCACCCATAATAATCTCCGCGACCTATCGACGAAACCTCGATAGAAGTTCGAAGACCGTCCTTGTTAGGTTCAGAATTTACACAAATTTTTCTCGGTAAAATAGTTGGTATTTCTTCAAGATGTTCACCAGATATATTTATTTTGTGAATATCCTTGTAATCTTTAGGATCACTTCCGAAGATTGATACGACCTCTTTCTTTGGCCAATCAACACCAGAACTTTTAAAACCCATCATAAACTTTTTTACAGAATCTCCAAGTTTCATATAGTCTTCCACTAGCATTTCAATTTCTTCAGGAAACTGAAGCTCATTACGAAATTTTACAGCTTCCTCCATGTTTTCAAATTTTTTGGATTTAATAGACTTGTCAAACCATTTAACGACAAAAGATCCCCCAGTGTTGTAAATTGATCTATTTCCGCTAAACTTCAAGACGAGCTTGTGTTTACTGTTTACAATATACTCAACACCCTTGTTCTGACGAACCTTGAACATCTCATCCTGGCCTTTACAAGTCTCCAAAACCTTACGAGCAGTTCCGTCATCTCCTATAAGGATATCTCCTACGGAAATGTCTTGGGCCAACTTTGTCGTTCCGTCAAACATTGGAATCTTAGTATCCTTGGCAAAACACCCGTTAATCTTGAAAATCATAGAAGCACAACTGGGGCAGTTTCTCGAATCACGAGCCAAGAGCTCAGCGGTTGCTACACTGTCGGGATTGCAAGTGTGAGGAATTTCCCTGTCAGGGCCCTTGATTTCGTGACACGTAGGACACGTCCAGTTGTCACAAAGGCCGCACTTCCAGACTGTACTCAGGAACCCCTTACACCCGTCACCCGGGCAAGCGCGGACAAAGGCTCTCTTTTCAAGTTGAAGGGTCGGGCCGTTCAAACGATTTAGTATGTAATTTTGAGTCGTGTTAATAGTGGCTATGTCAATATTTATTAAATTTATCACTTTGTTTTGCTCCTGAGCAAGCTTGAGTCTTAGTATCATAGCTTGAAATTCGGTCGGAATGTTGTGCTCTAGGGCCAGAGCAGAAAGTTGAGTATTTGCGATAGAGTGATGCATCGTAATCTCTTTGCTCAACTGAATCTCTAGATTTTTCTTCTTTTTTTCCAGCTCACGATGCTCCTTTTCAAGCTCAACATAAACCTGAGTAGCGGGCATCATGCTCTTCTCCCGGTCAAAGAGAAGATTTTCCCTTCGCTCCTTGTAAGTCTTGGAAACGAATTTATAAGTAAAATTGTTTGTCAAAACTTCTCGGGACCACCCTTTGCGACACGACATACAGTGAGCATCTTGGGTAGTGTCGAGAAGATAGCGCTCATTACAACCAGAACACGACTTGTAATCACAGAAACCGCAATTTACAAGAGAACGACTCGATTTATTGAAAACCTCGTCGCACACCTGGCAACGATGAGTCATTCTTTTTACTTTCTAAACGGTTGAGACTTTTATCTGGACGCTCGTGCGGAGGAGTGTATTTCACTTTGATTCCGTGTTTGGATATTGTCAATTTATCTTCTTCGTCTTGAATATCGGCCCAACTCTTCTTTTCAGACATTCTTGTACTATTTACTTATCTTCTTTTTAACAGGCTTTATAAGTTTCTCTTTTACTTTGAGCTTGGGTGTGGTCTTGGACTTGGCATACTTGCTGAAAATTTCATCGATCGCTTTCTGCCTGATTTCTGACGTATCATCCATCTTCTGATCCCACTTTATATGTTTTTGTACAAGTTCATCTGGAACATCAGCTTTTCTCATAGCTGATACCCGATCCTCCAAAGGAGGCATACCAGATTTTTTAAACCAAAATTCACCGAGCAACTCGCGATTATATGTCACTGGCTCTTTTACCTTGAGCAATTTATTTGATTGTGGGTGTTCAGAATACCAATTCTCACACTTTTTGATGTACGCGACCCGCTGATCTTCAGGTATCTTTTTTTCAGCGTACCACTCGTAATCATTTGGTGGTTGCCAAGGTACAGGAGTGTATTGAATTGACCCTAGATTCATCTTGTCTAAGATTTCACCAACTCGCCCAGGGGTTCCACTAGGCACAACATAAAGTCGATCATCCCGAGCCCACTGTGAAACTAGAGATCCCCCGACAAATCGACTGGTAAATACTTGTGGCTGAGACCTACGCCTAATAGTTGGGCGAATCATTTTGCTCTATTGAAAACATTTCTTAAATTTCTAAGCGGTGTCATCACACGATTTTTTTGTTCATAAGTATAAGAATGAACATAATCCAAATTATACACATACTCGTGAGAATATTTCTAGTAGCAACTCCATTTTTTGGAGATCAATATTTGCTGTCACTTCACGCAATAACAATTCCATTTGTGATGATGCACTGGGCCTCGAATCAGACGGTTTGTGCATTAACAGAACTGGAAAAGTTTGTTTCCGGAAATAAAGAAGAGGATACATTTTTTGGACAAATATTTGTACCTATTTACAAAAACGAGTCTTTCGTTGGGACAATTCTAAAACCTATCTATACGGTCAAGGACAAAGACGAAGAAAAGAGACTGGTCTGGGTCGGGTTAGCTTTACTTTGGTTCATTACATTATACAGATTGTCACTCTCAGATTTTAGCTATCTTCGCGAAGAACTGAGTAGTTTGCTTACTCGTCTTCGTATTCAGACACGCACTCAGTGACCGTGTCGATCTCGTCGTCACTCTCATCGTCTGACTCGGCCTCTGCCAGAATCGAGGCCAGTCGGTCAGCAGATGACGTAGGCAGGGGGACAGCCTTTGAAGGACCCTTCTGCTCTGGCATCACGATCTCGAAATCCTCCTCGTCATTTGTGAGGGGATTTCCGTGCGAAGCGCAGAGATCGCAGTCGGCCGAAACCTCGATCAAATTGTGAGTGTGGAGAGGCTGCTCTTGCTTCTTCACCGGCTCCTTCTTCGCCTTAGGAACTGGGGGAGCTCCCTCCTTCTTCTCGTCGTGCTGGCGCTGGTGGCGCTTGCAGAAACAGCCACCCTTGAGGGCCGGAAACTTGCAGGGTTCCTTCTTGGAGGTCAAAGACTCGCAAATCTTCTTCTCCTTAGAAACAGGCTCCTTCTTAGCCGGGACCTGGACCTTTTCGCCATCGGCGTTGATCACCTCCACAAGCTTGGGCTCGCGCTTCTTGTACTTGCGAGGAACCTTGATTGCCTCCTCGGCCGTCTCCAGGTACTTCTTCTGGAGCTCCTCAAAAGGAATCTTGTAGTCCTCTGCCACACGCACGAGGAACACGCGGTCGCGCTCAGCCACCAGGCAGTTGATAGCAGCAGTGAAGTTGGCCATTTGTCTTGTCTTGTATACGATTTGCGTCTCTAACTCTGTTTGACTTGGAGACTCTTTATCCGTGACAAGACACGAATTTTAAGAGAAGACCCCCTCACGAACCCAGGCGTTACAAACGTATTTCGTGCCTGTCGAAATCGGAAGACCTGCATGTAACGCTCTGGGATGACACTTGTCACCGTCTCCTAGAGGCTGAAAAAATATAGCAGAACCAGGTGGAGCTTTTAATTTAAGATTGTCATAATCAGGAAAATGAGTTTCTCCATCTGTAAAATCGTCATTTAGATAAACTAAAAGAGTTCCCACGCGTTGCCCTCCTTGATTTTCAAATTTAGAACAAAATTCATCATCGTCACAGCAAGCGTCGTGGTGAGCCTTGTAAAAGGTGCCCGGTTTGTACCTGACAACCTGGAGGTCTTCGGTATTTTCGAAAGGTTTACCAGTAAGGGAACACGCATGAGCTAAAATTTTCCGAGCGACCGGATCGTTTTTGGAAATCCACGCAGTCTCACTCGTTCGAGTGTCGCTCGGCCCGTCTACCCCTATCACAGAACTGCGACTGAACGAAGTGTTTGCCTTGTTTATTACGTAGTCGCATTCGTCCTTAGTCAAAATTCCGTGGACCAGACGAGGACCTTCCCATGTAGAGTCTTGGGATTCGTAACCCCTTCCTTTTATGGACAATATTCTCCAAATAATTAGTACTAAAAATAAAATTATGTATACTATTATCATCTACTAATCACTCAAGAGATTTTCTGACCTTGGCTATGTTCCTTAGAATTGCCCGAGCCTTTGTGAGGGCCACACTCTTACTCTTTGCTCGTATGGCTTTCAGAAATTCAGTCGTCTTCACGGTCTTTGGAGAAGTTTTTACCTTCTGGAGTTCTGAAACTCGGGCCGTATTTTTGAGACCTTTTTCTGGTTTATTTTTACCTAGAGGGTTTCTGGGCAAAATTTTCTTGTAAATAAACGATCCCGCAAGGACCACGAGAACATCTCTGTACATGTACTTTAGCTTCTTTATGGGAAGACCAAATTTTCTAGAAACTTCTGAGTTTATAATCGTGTGTTTCATTCCAGGGAGATAGGCCAACGTGCAGTCGACAAAGTCTTCTCCGAACTGGACCACATGGTATGTCCTCTTCCCTGAGGCCGGAATGAAACTCTTGCGGGTGTAACTCTTAATCTTGAGTTTGTCCGGGCGAATGAATTTACTAATAAAATTATACATTTTGCTGTACATCAAAAACGAGTATCTGTCAACTTCTTTTTGTGTTAAGGGGTGTCTTACGTAAAAGGTAAAGTCGAAATCTTTTGTGTCGGCCACCTTCTTGGGGATAGGATTTATTCCGCGGGCCATGAGGTACAACTTCACGGCCATCCCCCCTCCAAGGGCCACTATGAAATTCTTGTCCCGGTACATAAGGTCCTTGTGAGTTTTACAGTAGTCTAGAAACTTTTCCATTTAAAGTTAACCAACTTAATTTTTAAAATGAGGGTAGTGGTAACCTTGACCACTATTCCCACGCGTGAGGAATCTGTTTTGAAAACTATACAGTCGATACAGTCTGGGACATTCAAACCTGATGAAATTTACGTGAATCTTCCAGAATGGTACCCAAGGTTCAACTGTGGACCGGATCCTAATTTTGTATTAAAATTGAAAAATACAGGGGTCCGAGTAAATTCATGTAAGGATTACGGTTCATTGACAAAACTAGTGCCCATACTTGAAATCGAGAAAGATCCTGATACTCTCATAGTAATAATAGACGATGACAATTCGTATGGATCACGAGTAATAGAAGGTCTTGTAAAGGCTCATGAAGAATTTAAGTGTCCTGTTGGTTATTCAGGTATAGCTTATCCAGAAACAGCTATTAAACACACAGGGATAAATACTTTTCTTTTATTCCAGGGTCATGGAAAAAATACAGAGATTTTAGAATGTTCATTTGGAGTCCTCTTTTCTAGACGATGTTTCGACGGGTTTTCATCATTTGAACCTATGAAATCAGACTCTGAGAAATGCTTGTACACTACAGATGATTTAATATTCAGTAAATTTTTAGATTCAAAAGGTATTCCCAAGAAAATTGCGTGTTATCCGTGGGTCGGAAGATTTTGTGATGATTGGTCTACAATTTTAGTTCAAAATTCAGAGTCCCAGACTCACGCCCTTTCAAGAGATGGAAATCTTGAGAATTATTTAAAGGCTTCAGTTATATTAAAAATATGAATTTTGAATTAAACCAAAATATAGTAGGAAAGTGGAAAATAAAATCTGTAAATAACGATGAATATATAGGACCTTGGCTTAAGAATGGTATAGAATGGGAAAATTGGATGCGGCAAGACATTCAGTTTGCTTATAGGAAAGGAACAGATATACTTGATATAGGCGGAAATATTGGGTGTAACGCGCTTATGTTTTCAGATTATGGACCAGTTCATACATTCGAACCTTTTCTGTTCAATGTACTTGAAGAAAATGTAAAAAATAACAATACAGATCACCCAATAACAGTTCACAATTATGGTCTGTCCTCAAAAAAGACACAAGGTTCTTTGTATCTTCCAAAATGTAGAAATGGTCTTTATAACTACGGAGCTTGTTCTTTGAAGCCAGATTTTGAACATAACCATTCAAATGTATGCATAAGTATAAATCTTGAGAAATTAGATGATGTTTATACAGGAGTTCCAAGTATTTTGAAGATTGATGTAGAAGGAAACGAACTTGAGGTTTTAGAAGGAGCTATAAGAATTATAGATACTTATAAACCAGCTATGATAATAGAGATACATGATCTTTCAACGAGTAAAATTCCAGATTTTTTGAAAAATTTTGGATATGTCGGTATATCTCGCCCTCATGCCAATTATTTTTTTACAATAAAGAATAAAATATTTAGTAAGTAAATGTTAAGTAGACCATGGCATTCAGCAAAAAACTCAACATACACATTTAGTGAACTTTGGTTTTATGGTTCCGAATTATTTTATTTTTTGAACCAAGGTTTTTTAAAACCTGTAAAGATTCTTGAAATAGGAAGTTATGAAGGATGTTCGGCTGTACATTTTTCTGATAATTTTTTAGATTATTCTGAATCAGAATTAGTATGCGTTGATCCTTTTGATACAAAAGACACAACTAGTCCTGTAAGTGAAAATACTAAGAAACTTTTCATGGAAAATATTAAAAAGAGTAAAAATGGAGATAAAATTCATTTAAGAGAAATGTATTCAAGTGAATTTTATAAGATAAATAATCAAACATTTGATTTTATATATATAGATGGAAGTCACCTTGTTTCTGATATTCAAGTTGACTTTGTTGAATGCTTAAAAATATTGAACGATGGGGGTGTTCTGTGGATGGATGATTATCTATGGGGCGATGGAATTACAATTAAAAATGCAATAGATAAATTATACGAAGATCATAAAAACCAATTAAAAATTATACATAAGGGATACCAGATTGGATTTTTAAAAAATCCACGTTAATAATATCGATTCTTTTTCCAAAATTTTTTTCAAATTTATCCTCAACCTTTGATATGTTTTGATATTCCTCCATCAAGTTAAACCAGTTAAATTTAGGTAAGTTTCCCCACGTTGTGATAAACTGTCCTAGGGGCATTTCGTTTTTAGAATCTGACTGACCAGTCGTTCCTGAACCTTCAAGGATAGAAGTTTGGTGAGCCAAAGGTACAGTAACTAACGGATGCTTTAGAAATATGAGAATAGCCCAATAATTTATGTCTATACAGTGGCCAAAATTTAAGTTATTTAATATATACTTTGCAATTTCAAGAGTTACATACTGTGCTTCTGAACATCCAAAATTTGGAGTTTGAACTGGAGAAAGACCAGGCTCTAGATCCCAGTTAACTCCTATACCTAATTTTATAAACTGGAGACCTGGAAGGGGGACAAATTTAGAATAGTCTTGATGAAGAACAACATCATCCTCGAATATAACAGCTTCTGAAATATTCCTCTTGACCATTTCTGAAAGAATCCATAAGTGTTTTACTGTACAAGATATATAACCGAGATCCATAGGTGTTTGAGTACGTTGCTTTAGCCATTTTACAAATTTTGAATCAGAATTAAGGTCAGTCACCCACTCAACATCTAAGATTCCTCGATCCACGAGATGTTTTTCTAAAAATATACGTCTTTCTGGAGTTTTAGGATTATGAATTATGAAGTGCTTCATAATAAATAAAGTAGTAAACTTTTTAAGCTTCAGTTATATAATTGTCCCAATCTATATATTTGAACGTTTTGTATCCAAGTTTTACAAGAGCTTCAAAAGGAGTTGGTACGTGATGAAGACCAAGAACCTTTGGATCAATAGTTTGGTAATTATGCTCAAAAAATATAACCGGTTTATATTTTCTGATTGTTTCTGAAGCTCCTTGAATAACTAAACCTTCGGCCCCTTCAACGTCAATTTTTAGAAAATCAAGACCTGGAAGATTTAACGAATCTAATGTGATAATATCTATTTTTTCTCCGCCCTCTCCGATACCTAGTCCTCCCTTGTTATGTCCGTGTTGGTTCGTATCATATACTTTTTCTAGAGAAGATAATGTACAGTTACGAATCTCGTGACTTACAGCTGTTTTTAAAACTTTCACGCGCTCACTCAAATTATTTACAATCACATTTCTTGATAAAATTTCATAAAGTTTCATAAAGTTTTTCTTGTGGCTCGAATGCCCATACTTTACATTTTGGATTAGAATTAGCGTAGCTAATAGCGTGACACCCAATGTTTGCACCAACATCTACAACATATTTAGATTTATTAATATACGGTAAAATAGTTCCGTTAATTATGTGACTCTCGAAAACTTGTCCACCCATCATATGATTTCTAATATATATGTCTTCAGGATCAACCTCAAACAAACCATTCGGTGTATGGATCATACTTTAAATATAATACTCTTATTCTTTATTTGCCAAAAATAATTTGGGAGACTTTAGATCTATATGTTTCTGGATAAACAGGATCACATAAAACAGGGTGAAAATCAAAATTAAACCAATTTTTGTTATAGAAATATATGTTTTCCTCAAAAAATATTATATGGAATATGTTTTCTAATAAAGCGTAATGTTTACCTACATTAATTTTCAGATGAGGACACCATAATTTTTCTTCTGTCATGAGAACGTCAAACATATTTATATAAACCTGTTTGGGATGTCTCAATATTCTTTCTTTTGAAACTATAAATTCTGAATTTGGTTGAAAAATAAGTAAACTTCCTTTTTCTGGTTTAATTTCATTTGGAAGATTAAAATTATCCCATAAAGTAGGACAATCTAATCTATCACCTATAATATTATCAAAATAATAATGTCTCACCCAGTTACTTAAAGGTATATAACCAAATGAAAGATTTGCACCTTCTAAAACTTCTAAAAGTGGTCTATTATGTTTGTGATGATATGTGGTTTCATGACCATGAATAAAAGCTATATGATCAGGTAAGTTTTCATAATTCTCAATTATATATTTAAAATAGGTACTTTCAGCCCCACCCTTGTTTGGAATTATATATTGAGGTTCAAAACAGCTAGGATCAGATCCCTCTTTGTCTATGAGGACTACTGGAAATTTAGATTTTTTTAACCAAGTAAGATCTTCTTTCCAGTGACTAGTTACAATAATCATGTACACTATATATTGTATTTTTTCTTTATAAAGACAAGAGTCTAATAATTACTACAATGAAATACTTGGTTACAGGTGGAGCAGGATTTATAGGAAGTCATTTGGTTGATAAACTTGTAAATCAAGGCCACGATGTAATAATATTGGATAATTTGCTTAGTGGAAATTTAGAATACATTAATAAAAAAGCTTCTTTTTATAAATGTGATATTTCAAATTTTGAAGAAATTTTACCTTATTTTGAAAAAATTGACGGAGTTTTTCATTTAGCAGCTATAGCTAGAACTCCGTGGTGTGTAGAAGATCCAATTTTAGCGTATAAAACAAACGTAATGGGAACACTCAATGTTCTAGAAGCTTCAAAAAGGAACAAAATTAAGAGAGTTGTTATGACTTCATCTAATGTCGTTTATGCATTTTTTACACCTTATAGAAGTTCAAAAGAAGCATTAGAAGGATTAGGAAAAGTATATACCGATATGTACGAAATGTCTATAATTTGTCTTAGAAATTCAAATGTTTATGGTTCACGCCAGTCAGAACTTGGTCCTTCACCTAATGTATTTTCTGCTCTAAGAAAATCTAAAAGAATAAATGGTTACATTGAAATTTCAGGAGATGGTACTCAGAGTCGAGATTTTACACATGTATCTGACATTGTTTCTGGGCATATAGCCGCTATGAACAGCACGGAAACAGGTGCACTTGATTTATGTACTGGTATAAACCACACTTTAAACGAAATTTCTAAATTTTTTAACTGCCCGGTAAAATATATTGATGAAAGACCAGGGGATGTAAAACACATATATCAAGATCCAAAGCCCTCGTTTGATAAACTTGGATGGAAAGCTCAAATGACTCTTGATGAAGGAATGAATGATTTTTTTAGTGATATAAAGTATTAAAACTTTTAATTATAAATGAAGGTCATCATAAGTCTGACGAGTATTCCTTCACGCTTCCCCTTTCTTAATTCAGTTATCGAAAAACTTCCATGTGACGAAATCTGGCTCAATATTCCTTTGAAATATAACAGATTTCCAGAATGGGACGGACAGATTCCTAGTTTTAATTTTGGATCAAAATTGAAAATTAATAGGTGTGATGACCTTGGCCCAGGAACCAAGGCTATTGGCCCGGCGTCCCGCCTAGATCCCGAAGATCTCATCGTGTATCTCGATGACGACACTAATTATGATTCAAAATTAGTCACAAACCTTTTGAAGTGGTTCAAGTTAGACCCCGGGTCTGCATGGGGACTCTCTGGATTTACATTTGAAAACTATTTCCAGAAAAAATATCCTCGTTCTCACGGAAGTCCCGTAGATGTTCTAGAGGGATACGGAGCGGTCATAGTCAAGGCTGGGTGGATTCAGAAACTTACACAAGAGTTCAAGGAACTCAAGGAAGAGGCGAAGGCTGCAGATGATCTGATTTTATCGAACCTCTTGACAAAGCAAGGGGTCTCTTTGAAAACCGTGTATACTCCCGAGTGCCACATAGGTCAAATAAACCAACTAAATTATGGATTCGGTCCAGACGCCCTTCATCATCAATTTAGAGGTGGACATCATGAAAATTATTTAAATGTTCTAAAATCTCTTGAAGATAAGGGAAAGAGTTATTTTAAGTACAAATGCTCATAGATGGGTTCATGTTCTACAATGAGCTCGACATCCTCGAACTCCGTCTTGGCCTTCTTGATGAGTATGTTGATCGATTTATCCTCGTGGAGGCCGAGGTGAATCACGTAGGAGGACCAAAGGAACTGTTTTTTAAAAATAATATCGAGAGATTTTCCAAATGGAATCATAAAATCATTCACGTTGTTGTGACTGCGGAAGAGGCGCCGAAGGATGAAAATCCGTGGTCCCGTGAAAAGTTTCAGAGAGGGTGCATTCTCAGAGGACTCGAGGAATGCATTGCAGTCAACGGCTCTTTTCACTGCAAAGTTCCTGACGACTCGCTCGTAATGATAAGTGACGTTGATGAAATTCCAAATCTCGAAATAATTCGTTTTGAAAACTTACAACATGCGGTAACGTCGGTCCATATGTGGATGTTTGAGTACTCGCTTGATTACGTATTTACAGGGGAACCGTGGATCGGAACGGTTATCACAGTTTGCAAACACGTAAAGAAGGACGGGCCAAACTATTACAGGGATCATCGCTGGAAGTTTCCTGTTGTTCCTTATGCGGGATGGCACCTAAGTAGTTTCGGAAACCCCCATCACGTCTGGAACAAAATGCAGACATTTGCGCATGCTAAAGACGGACATCACGCATCGCAGACACCTGAGCTTTTTGATTTTTATATTAAACAGGGACTTCATACCGACGGAAAAACTAGACTAGTCCCACGCCCACCTGAGGTTCCTCTACCAGAACCCATTGAAGTTCTGAAAAGGCTGAATTTGGGGAACTTCCCATAAATCGCGCTTTGAGCTTCATGAGTTTCTGAACCTCCTCCTCGAAGAGCCACTTGAAAAAACTCTTTTTCTGTTCCTTGTTCTGATACGGTCCGTCCCGGTCCCAAAGAGTCTGACACACGGGCCAGGTCACCTCGCGGAGAGATCTGAGCTCTTCCTCGACGTTCGTCAAACGTTCGAGAATGTGTCTGTGAAAGGGATCCATCTTGTATTAACTACACTCAAAAGGTTTATTTATGCACACGGCCGCTCCAATCGCGAGCAAAATTCCCATCCATTGAACCCAACTCGTGAATTTTTCACCAAAAAATACGAAAGCAGTTATTGCGCCCCCTATGACTATCATAGCTTCCCACATGATGCAGGTCCACATCATGCTGGAACGTTTTAGGGACTCTATCAAAAGAAAAATAGTTAAAGCCCACGCTAGAACACCCAACCCTAAATGGTGATGCTTGCCATTTTCCGCAAACCACTTCAAGTGCGCATTTCCAAATAATTCGGCGCTGGTCATTGCTAAAACGTGCAAAAGACTCATCTAAAGTTAATACACATTTTCTTTTAAATGGACTGGGCCTATTGGTCGAGTTGGTTTTTGTGGGTCAAGAACGGTTTTAAATATCCAAGAAGAATTTACGAAATTATTATTAAATTTATGGAAGCTAATCCGATTGAATTAAGAGTTTATCGTTTAAAATATGAGATAAAACAGATGATGTTAAAGTATACCAGATGCTCTTCATCGGACCAAGGCTCCTCGCCGGAATAGGCCAAGTAACCAACAGATACTGTGAGCTTTTGCGTTCACAAGGTTACGATACAGAATATGTAGAAATAGGACAAGTACCAAAAAAAACTTTTTATACCCACGGCTTTGCATTTATTTTACCTATTAAAGACCAAATCGACTTGATAGACAAATATTCAAAATTATGTGAAAAAATGTCATATATGACAGTCTGTGAAACAGAACCTGTAAATTCAGAATATGGTATTCTAAAAAAATATAAAACTATTTTTTGCCCTTCTGAATTTTCAAGAAATGTTTTAGAAAAACAGTTTCCAGATGTAACCTGGAAACTTCTTCGACATTTTGCGGAAGAAAAACCTCACAGTTCTCCACGAGAAAACACTCTTTACACTTTTTACACGATAGGTAATATCGCAGATCCTCGAAAGAATATAAGGGGTCTCATTCAAGCTTTTCAAGAGTGCAATTTTGAAAATCAAGCGCGTCTGGTTCTCAAAGCTACATGTATTCAACAAATCGACTGGAAAATTCCGGGAGTTCTTATCATTAACGATCTTTTACCAGAAGATTCCATAGATCGTATTCACGATTCGTGTCACTGTTACGTGAACAGCTCTCACTCCGAGGGAGTCGGGATGGGAGCAGTTGAGGCTGCTCTTCATTCTAAACCTGTTATAATAACAGATTATGGAGGTCTGAAAGAGTACGTAAAAACTCCATGGGTAGTCCCTTGCTCTAAAGGACCCATAGGTTTTGATGATTTTCTATTCACAAAGGATCTTGAATGGGGGTACCCTTCGATAGATGTTCTAAGGTCCCACATGAGAGACTGTTTCGAAAAGAGGGTGACCCGGTGGGATCATCCGCACACAAAGGAGATCATGACTGAGTTGCGTTCAGGACTCGCTGAGCATTTGGGGTGTTCATCTGCTTGACCGCGTTAGCAGTGTGCTTCAGAGCTTCGGTAAGCTTTGCCTGTTTAACCTTATTTGCTGCAATCTTGAGATTACGAGAGACTGCGTTCAGACCGAGGTTACTGGCCTGGTTCGCAGCTTTGTTAAGCTGTTGATTTGCAGTATTCAAGCTATTAACGGCAGCATTCATACTTCTGGGCGCGTTTCCGGGCGGACCATTTACCGCGGTGTTCATATGATTCGCAGCCTTTTGCATGTTATTTACGGCAGCATTTGTGGTCTTAAACATTTAAGATAAATCAATATTAAAATTCGGGAGACGACTGCCCTGATTCACCACCAGATGATTCGATCCAATAATTAGCTCCATAAATAATTCCAGCAAGAACTATCGATGAAGCGAGCAAAAACCCCTTCTGGGAATTGAGGTACAGAACTACGTCATCTATTATCTGAATTCCTGTAGGCTTCTTTATAATACGAGGGACTAGATAGACGAGCAAAAAGTTTATGGCTAGAGCAGCCCAAATTACATTTGTGTCCATTATACTATGCTTAGGTTTTTTTGACTGCGTGCTTGCTACAAAAATCTGTGGTTCCGAATCTCTTGAAGACGCACTGTTTCCCATCTAGCTTTGTAGCCTTACATCTGAAGGCTTCGTGGGGGACTGTACGCCCTTTTTTGGCCTCCTTGTGAACCGTTTCACAAGGCTTGGGGGTCTCCACCGTGATTTCCATTTTTTTCCGAGCTTTTTGTAGTTCAATGGTTTTTTCTCTGTTTCGCAGAAAAGAGTCGGCCATTTTTTCCGGTTCTGGGTGATTGGTTTGAACAGCAAGGAAATAATATTTCTTCCAAAGATCACCTCCTTTTCCAACTGGTGGCTTGGGAGGGGCCTTGGAAGCCATTATGTCGTTTTTGGCTACTTTCAAACCTCGAATCTTACCAGTGACATCACACGAATTTTTACTAGTTAAAAATTTTATCTCTAAAATTAGAAATGTTTGAAACGGAAACTGTCTCGGTCGGAAAATTTAAAGTAGACATAATTCGTGACGACCAATACATTGGAAACGTTTTGAGAAGGGGTTACGAATGGGACGGTTGGATGAGATATGATATTCCTCATTTGTATCGCCAAGGAACTGATATTTTAGATATAGGTGGAAACATCGGCTGGAACGCACTCATGTTTTCGGATTATGGGCCGGTCCAAACATTCGATCCAATTTTTCATGAAATTATATCTAAAAATGTAAATCAAAACTTACTTTCGAATCAGGTCACCGTTAACGGGTACGGTCTTTCGTCTGAAAACAAGGAGGCCGAAATATTTTTACCGTTAAACGATGGAAATGTGTGTAATTACGGAGGAACAACTCTTCATCCACATAATCATCAAAAAGTTGGGATTCCGATTCAATTGAAAAGGCTTGATGATGTGTACAAAGGACACGCGAGTCTCATGAAAATTGACGTAGAAGGACACGAGTTTGAAGTTTTGAAGGGTGCGCGCGAAACTATTATAAGAAACTTTCCATCAATTTACGTAGAAATTTTTGGCTATACAGATGATCTTGAAATACCATTATTTCTTAAAAGTTTAGGGTATTCTGCTCCCATTCAGAGACCTGAACACAACTACCTGTTTATAAAAAAATAAATCATAATTATATATGACCTGTGGGGAAGGAGCCCTCCAGACCCGCGGGACCTGCTGGTTCTTCAGCATAATAAACGGGTTTCTCCTGTCCGATGCGGGCCAGAAGATACTCTTCGATCACCTGGAAAAGTTTTACAAAAGTCTCGACGCGTCCGAAAAGGCCTACTTCGATGACGGTATAGACGCCCCGTGTCCTCTCAGGGCCGACATTATCAAAACGAAAAGAATTTATTTTTATAAATTTTTGGATCAGTACCTGTGCTACAGGTCAGGACCGCGTTCAATGTCTCTCAGGGCGGGCAAATCCGCAAAGATTCTGCAGGGCGCGAGTCTTGCCGGAACAGTCGCAAAGGCGCACGCGGGAGGTCATGGAGCATATTCAGGAGAAGAAATTCTAAAGGTTCTCAAACACCTTGGAATCACAGACTATGGTCTGGCTGATCAAAATGGTACACTCTATCCAGAATACAAGGGGAAAAGCCCTCATTTTGTAATTTGCAAAACTGGAACCGGAAGAGGATACATGGGGTTTCTTCCAGTCTATAAGCCAAAAGTGTATACTCGAATGTGCTGTTCGATAACAATCGGAAACTCAAAGGTTCCAAGTACCGTTCGGCACCCCTATCACGCAATTACCGGGTTCATGTGTGACGGAAAAGGATACCTCTTTGATTCGAATCAGAAGAAGATGTTTCCATGTAATTGGTGGTACCCGTCAGACCTTAAAATTTGTCTCGTTGAGGTTGCTAAAATATACGATCATTTCATAGGAGGTCAAATAGATTACACGAGTTACAATTACGTAATTTATAGTAAAAATTCCTACGTTGATAGAATAAACCCCGTGTGTCGGCTCAAGTACAAGAAGACCAAGACTCCCTATATGGCAGAATTGTTCAAGCGCTCAAACTTTTTAAATCTTCTTGAGAAAGGACAATTTGGAAATTATAAGCCGGCTGAAATTGCTGCTGTTAAACGCGCGTACGCACGAGCTCGCGCTCGTTCTCCTGGAAAAAAACCAAATTTAAATAAAGCATTTTTTGACTCTCGCCTCGGATTTACTAAATCTTTTGAAAATGGTCTTCAAATTGTTAAGAACCTTGAAAATGCAGGATACACAAAAAACCAAGCAGAATACACTAAATATGTGGAGGCTCTTCGTAAGAAATTTTCAACAAATGCATTCACAAACATATTTGAGAACGCCAAACGCCGGATGGAGGGTGCAAAGTTCAAATATGAAAAGGAGGCGATCTATTCACAGGTCTGGAAGAAACTTCCTGCTCAACAGAGAAAAATTCTGTCCGAACTAAGGAAAGTGACCAAAAAGCCGAGCCCACAACCCAAAAAGCCGAGCCCTGTGGTTAGCCCACGGACCGCTCGCCAAAAGAATATTGAATCTAAATTCGCAAACTATTGGAAGGCTCTGACAAAGAACAATCGAAACACAGTCCGGGGATACATAGCCCGACACGCGAGCCCCGTGAAGGTCCCGAGCCCCGTGAAGGTCCCGAGCCCCGTGAAGGTCCCGAGCCCCGTGAAGGTCCCGAGCCCTGCTGTCCCGTTGTTCAAAAATGTAATGGCACGGATAAATTCAGCCAAAACAGCCGTGTCTCGTAAGGCTATTCTCAAAAATGTCAAAGGGAAGATTGACGCATCAAACTACAAACTTTTCATAGCAAAAGTAAAGGAAAAAAACCAGGCAAATCGCAATCGTCGCGCGGCCAAGAAAAATATTAAACAATAATAATGATTCGGACCCGCGGGTTACAAAGGTCTGAGAATTTAGAAGAAAAAATTGTTAGGACCTATAACAGATTCGGTGCAAAGCTCATAGAAGCGCACGGGAGATTTACAACTGCAAATGAAGTTAACAATATATCATTTGAAGTTCCAAAGAGTACAATTATTATATTTTTAGCAAAGCCCGGAAGGTGTATGTTTATAGGAGCAGGGAGAATTCTCGCCGAATCTTACTTTATGAATAACAGAAATATGTTAAATTTTTTTCGAGGAGAAGCCGGAAAACTCGGCATGCATCACGGAGAGATTCTTTCGAGAACCTTTTTCGAGGGTGAGCAGTGTCCGAGTGTTAATTTAGATTTTAAAAATAACTCCCATCCTTCGTATGGATACGTTTGGAAACTTCCTCTGGGTCGGATTAGATCTACTACAGGCCCAAATCTGGAAGCTGAGCCGGCCCCTTTGCGTACGGAAGTTTATACTAGAATTCAACGAGGGAGTTCTCTTTTACTTAAATCTGTTGTGAGCCGTCTAGGAAAAGGAGTTTATATCGTGAACGCCTGTTTGCCACCTGGAAATGCCGGAAATATAAATGGTACAAATGCTCCACAAGGGGGGTGGGAAAACGCGAGGCCCAGGGCGCCTACGACGACTAGAGAAAGGCGCAGATTTGGACCGTTCATAAATAAACCTCATAGACCAGCGAGACCAGGTACGAAAGCAAAGACATTCTTGCCCCCGCAAAATGTTTACAAAGTTGCAAAACCCAAGCTTCTGTCGAGCCCTAAAATGACAGTTGAACAACTCTTGAGAACCATGAGTAGAAATCCCAAGATGAACATATCTAAACATTTTAGAAATCTCAGAGCAAATGTGAACACTTCACGACTTCTCAATGTTCAGGCCGTTCTTCAAAGTCCAAACAATTTTGTTTCAAAATTAGGAGTAGCTGGAAGACTTGCGTGGAGAGTTACATCCAATAAAGCGCATTTTATCTATAAAAGATTATCTTGAGTGAATATATATGGCCTTCACTATTAAACATCCAACTTCTGATCTTTTTTGGTCTTCAGGTCTCTTTGGTAGAATTCAGTTAGGTAATATTCCCAATATATACACTTTCGATGGTTCTTTTATAAAGAACACAAAGACGAATAACTATGTAAATCATAGATTTAATATCCTTCACGAGGATGGAATCCAGCAAGAGTTTTCCATGAATGATGATGGTTCAATCGGCTTCGAGGATCAATTTGTAGGTGACGGTCAATTTTTAAGCATAAGTTCTCAGCCATTTTATTGGGTAAAGACTCCAATTACAAGAGGTTCAGCACTTTTAGAACAATCTCAGGAACCAGAGGATGAACCTCAGGATGATCTGGCTTAAACCGTGAAAACGTATACTAACTAGAAATGCAGATCTTCGTAAAGACCTTGACGGGCAAGACTATCACTCTCGAGGTTGAGAGTTCAGATTCAATTGCAAATGTAAAAGCAAAAATTCAGGATAAGGAGGGAATTCCCCCGGATCAGCAACGTCTCATATTTGCCGGAAAACAGCTCGAAGATGAAAGAACCATGGCAGACTATAACATACAGAAAGAGTCTACTCTGCATTTAGTTCTTCGGTTGCGTGGAGGTTTATAAAAATCATTTCTTGTATTAAATTAATGGGACTTTGTCCAAAAAGTTTTGGCCCTTATTTTTGGGGCGCTTTTCACCTTGCATGTCTTGCGGCGGTCGATCAAGAAAGTCTCAAAACATTCATTAATTCTTATCAGATGGTTCTTCCTTGTTTTTGGTGCCGTCTTCATTTTTCCCAAGTACTAGCGGAAAATCCTATACCAGATACTGATGTTTTCAAATGGTCCGTAGATGTTCACAACATAGTCAACGAAAAACTTGGAAACCCAGTTATGTCGTACGAAGATGCTCTTCAGCACTGGTTGTCAGGCTGTGAACCAGAAGATCCTGAGCCCGAGCCTGAGCCTGAGCCTGAGCCTGAGCCTCTATTTGACAAATCAACCACAGTCCTCGTTATTTTATTTGTTTTATTTATATTTCTATTTTTATTCAAAAATTTTCGCAAGTAACTGTAATGGGAGCCGAAGATAGATTTGAATATTTCTTAATTTTTGGAAAAGTCCTTCTCATTTTGACACTTCTCGTTTTGTCATTCGTTAACGGTCACGTAGGGTACGTAAAAGACAAACCCCGTGACTTTATGGTTGACAACACGGTTTCAGGAGTTACAGGAGCTGTTGCCTTTATGATAATAGCACAGATGCGCGGTCGTGGAGATCTTATGGTCAGTGTAGGAATCTCGGCATTCTTGCTCCTCTTTATGCTCAACGTACTCTTTGAATTTTCAGGATTTAATTCAGCTTCTTCAAGTTCCAAAAGCATGACAGCCACTGAGAAAAAAGAGGCCAAGGTTCTCAAATGGCCAGTCATCGTAGGAGGAATCTTGGGTCTCATTGTTTTAATCGGACTTGCGTGGAGCGCAAATGTTCCTTTAATAGGTTCTAATCTGTGGCTAGAGGCGGGAATATTCGGAGTTTTATCTGGGGTCAGCGCTGCGGTCGTTGCTTCTCACCATGGATCGAGCGCTGTAGAAACTACCGTTGGAACAATCGGAATGACTGTATTTTTCGCAGGACTTCACGTTGCTCTCCAAAAAGGTGGATTTTACAATAATTTAGTTTTTCCAGACGCCCCTCCCTGTATAAGGTAAAGAGGAGAAGCGTATTCTAAATAGAAAATGCAATATGAACGTCTCTCACACGTGGAACACATTCTCAAACGCCCCGACTCTTATGTCGGGTCACTCCCTCCCGAATCCGCCAATTATTGGGTTCGAGATGGAGACTCCTTCAAGAATTCTACTCTTTCTGTTTCGCCTGCACTGGTAAAAATCTTTGACGAAATTTTGGTGAATGCCGTAGATCAGTATTCTCTTCACCCCAAGAAAGTCACTGAGATCAAGGTGAACGTGACCCAAAAAGGAACAATTTTGATCCAAAATTCAGGAGTGGCTATTCCTATTAAAAAACATGAGACCGAGAAGGATGAGCGCGGAAGTCCAATATGGATCCCTGAGCTTATTTTCGGGCACCTTTTGACCAGTTCAAATTATAACGACAATGAACAAAGGGTCACTGGAGGACGAAACGGTTACGGAGCAAAGCTAGCGAATGTATTTTCTTCCAAATTTTGGATCATAATTAGTGACGGAAAAAAGTTGTACTCTCAGACGTGGCGGTCCAACATGGGTCGGTGCACCGAACCCGACATTACCCCCACAAATGAGCCAATTTCCGTAATGATAGGGTTCGACCCAGATTGGTCGAGGTTCAGTATGGACGGACTTCTCAAGATGGCCGAGAAGCGCACGTGGGATTGTGCTATGTGGTGTACAAAGTCTTTTATATATTTTAATACAAAATTGCTCCAAGTCAAAAGTCTGGAAGATTTTGCCCGAATGCATGGACTTGATAGTCTGGCAAAAATGCACACCGATTCTTTTGATATTGTCGTAGGTCACTCATCTACAGGTGCTTTTCAGCAGTGCTCGTGGGTCAACGGTATTTCAACGACCAAGGGAGGTTCACATGTCGACAAATTTACAGGGGCCCTCGTAACTGAACTTACCAAGGACAAGAGGGTTACGGTCAAGCCTGCCCAAATCAAGTCTACTCTTTTCATGTTCATCAAGGCTACGATAATCAACCCGACCTTTAGCAGCCAAACAAAGTCAGAGTGTACTTCGAGGATCACAGAAATTTTTGATTTTAAACCAAAATTCATCAAGGATGTGTTGGCCTCTGGCGTTCTCGACGACCTCGTGGCTCTCGGAGCTGCCAAAGTCGACAAGGAGCTCAAAAAGACGGATGGTTCAAAAAAGTCTAGAATCACGGGAATTCCAAAACTTGATGACGCGAATTGGGCCGGAACTCACAAGTCCCACGAGTGTACCCTAATCGTTACGGAGGGTGACTCGGCCAAAGCCCTCGCCATCGCGGGACTTGGTGTCGTCGGTCGAAACTCGTTCGGCGTCTTTCCGTTGCGCGGAAAACCCAGGAACGTCAGAGACGCAACTGTTAAACAGGTGACTGAAAATGAGGAATTCTCGAACCTCAAAAAGATTCTTGGACTTCAGCACGGGAAGGTCTACAGTTCACTCCGGGACCTTCGGTACGGTCGACTGATGATCATGACTGATGCCGACCTCGACGGGTCTCACATCAAGGGCCTCGTTCTAAACATGTTTCACGTTTATTGGCCGAGCCTTATTACTCTAGGATTTGTGGTGTCGATGGTGACCCCCGTAATCAAGGCTGGAAAAACGTGGTTCTTTACTGAGGAAGAGTTCAGGGCCAGTCCGTCTTCACACGGTCCCGTGAAATACTACAAGGGTCTGGGAACTTCCACGAGCGCAGAGGCCAAAGAGTATTTCAAACAGATTGACCGACTTACGGTCGCGTTCAGCGCCGACCCCCGCCTCGACGAATCTATGCGACTCGCTTTTTCAAAGGCTCTTTCCGATGACCGAAAAATTTGGCTCACTCAGCACATGGCAAATCCTCCAAAGGGAATTCCTTACGGTCACGTAAAAAGTCTTTCGGCTACTGATTTTGTTTACAGAGACCTCGCAAACTTCAGCGCCGAAGACATCAAACGCTCGATTCCTCACGTGTCTGACGGTCTCAAGCCTTCTCAGAGAAAAGTTATTTACGCGTGCCTCAAGAAGAACCTTACGAGCGACATGAAAGTTGCCCAACTTGCAGGGTACGTAGCGGAACAGACTGCGTATCATCACGGAGAGGCGAGCCTTCAGGGAACAATTGTGAATTTGGCCCAAAATTTTGTGGGTGCAAATAATCTGAATTTACTCGAGCCGAGCGGACAGTTTGGAACGAGGCTCGCCGGTGGGAAGGATGCGGCCAGCGCCCGTTACATTTTCACACGTCTTAGCCCATTGACAAAGAAGATATTCGATCCTTCGGACAATGCTGTTCTAAAATACGTCGTGGACGACGGAGAAACCGTGGAACCCGAGTTTTATTCTCCCGTAGTGCCAATGATTCTCATAAATGGGGCCGAAGGGATCGGCACTGGATTCAGCTGCTACGTTCCCCCGTTCGATCCAGAGGCCGTAAAACACAACATATTGTGCGCTCTGGAGCAAGTCGCCATGATTCCTATGAAACCTCATTTCAAGGGGTTCAAAGGAAAAATGACAAAAACGAAGGACCACACGTGGGTCATGGAGGGCCTAGTCGCAAAGGAGGGAAGTCAGCTCCACGTGACCGAGCTTCCTCCTGGAAAATGGATTCAGGACTTCAAGGAACACTTGGAAGAACTGCTCGAGAAGGGGGTGATTCAGAAATACGAAAATCATTCGACAGAGACGGTCCCCGATTTTAGGATCTGGGGGTACGGCGGATCTGATGACATTGTTCGAGAGCTCGGGCTAATGAAGACAATTCACACGAGCAATATGTACCTGATAGGACCCAACGGGGCCGTCAAGAAGTATGCGAGCCCCGAGGAGATTCTTGTAGACTACATAGACGTCAGAATCGGAATCTACAAGAAACGTAAGGCTCATCTTTTGAAGGTCCTAGACTCTGAAATTCAGTGGCTTAGCGAAAAGGCGAGATTTATCGGATTTGTAGTTACCAAGAAAATTCAGGTTCTAAACGTTCCTTTGAACGACATTCATTCACAGCTAAAGTCTGAAAATTTTAGGGAGGAACTTTGGCCTAAGCTCTTAGACATCAAGACGTATCAGTATACTCGAGAGGAGGTACTCAAGCTAAAAGATATATGCACTTCTCGAAATTTAGAAAGAGATCAGCTGAAGTCAACATCTGTGGTTCAAATGTGGAAGAATAATCTGAGAGACTTGTAGAGATGGATGTACCTATCGAAGTAAGCGGGTACTATAATGTCACCGCTCCCCAAGAAGTTACATTTTATGCATCAACGACACCTCCTCAAAAACCTATCACAGGATGGACGCCCACAGGAATCACTAGTCTACAAGGACAGATTCAAATTACAAAATATAATATTGTTTCAGGACCTGGATATCTATGGTCTTTTTCTGTGCAATCTGACACGAATCAAACTATCGAAGGAACAACATATGTTACGGGGGCTATTCTTTATCCGCCCGGGCAGATTCAATTTAACAAAAAAAATGTACCTATATACGGTAATTACAAAGTAATTGATAAAGTTATAAATTTTTACTTTTCAGTTCAGCCTCCACCGGGAACGGAAAATGGGTGGATCGTTGAAAATTTGCCACTTGTCAGTGTACCCTTGAGAGTCACGTTTTTTAGTCCTGATATAGTACGTTTCACCGGGAATTCTAATGAGGTCCGGGAAAGTCTAGCTCTTCTCGAACCTATAGACGGAAGTCCCCCACCTCTTACAGACGTTCCGGTCTATGTTAAAGGGTCTCCTACGGTTATTCACGAACCTTACTATTCAAAAAAATTTGTACCTGGGTTTTTTACAGTAAATACATATGATCCAAATAAATTGATAACTATAAATCAAAATATAAGAACAGGTAATACTGCTTATCTCCGAGAACTGAATAAAGACCTTGACGAAGAAGTGCCCGTGCAACTATACATAGATGAAAAGGACCGAGGATTTTCACAAGGGTCTATACTCTCTCTGAACGCATTAGGCCCACAAGATGAATATCTTTTGAGTAATGATTATTCAAAATCTCAATTTTCTTCTTTATTCAAAGAATCTACACGGTTTGTTTCTTTCGAAAGAGTCATTCCTTTTGCTCCACCAAGTCCTTATTATCAGGGAAATACAGTTCAAATAGAAATAAGACCTACTGAAATGGGTCACCTTATGGCAAACATGTATTTACATGTAAAAATGCCGGCCCTCAAGGGGTACCTTTATTCTCCGGATCTAGGAAGATCTTTAATAAAACAGATTGATCTTCTAGTGAACGAGACAACTGTAGAAACTCTTTACGACGATTGGTACATTATCAAAGATCAACTATTTTTGGATGCCGACGAACAGGTGGGAATTTCTTATTCTCTCAATCCTAAACCAAGTGTAAAGGTTCCAGTTATAGGAACTGGGGGAGACAGTGTGGTCACTGTAAATTCGAACACTGTTCACACATTTTTAACCAACAACACATTTACGCTTAACACAGCCTCTCAGGTAAACTTGCTCATAGTTGGTGGAGGAGGTGCCGGAGCCTCTGGGGTTTACAGGCCTACTCTCACCAGTAACATATCTTCAGTTGATTCGGTACCTACCAATTTTGTATTAAAATTGAATAATACTGTAGGGGCTTATGTAGGTGCGAATGTTACAATATCTAGCACAGACTCTGTTTTTAGACCCGTAGTCTATGTTCAGTCCTTTACTTCGTCTTCCTTGACCCTTGCAACTTTTGGGGAAACTGCTTGGTCGTCGAACATAACTCCGCCCAACACAACTGTTACAATTTTCAATGGAAACGGAGGAGGAGGCGGAGGAGTTTTCAATCAGTCTGTATTTTTGCTTCCGGGAAGCTACACTGTGAACGTAGGATCAGGAGGGACTTCTCTTAGCCCGAACGGGAACACTTCGAGTTTTTCAAAATACTCGGTTACGGGAGGATACGGGGGCGCGTCGGGAACTGTAGGAACTTCGAATGTGGCTTACCAGTATTTTTCAAACATAGTCTATCAGTCTGGCGGAGGTGCCGGAGGAGGTGCAAATGTAACAACAGGTACAGAGACCTCTGCGTTCACTACAACTTTAGGAAAAGGTGGGATCGGCTACGCGTACAGTAACTCGATAAGTCTAGGAACGACCTATTTCGGTGGGGGCGGTGGAGGAGCTTCGAACACGTCGATTAGTGGGACCCTGGTAACGCCCGGAGGTCTAGGGGGAGGAGGTGCAGGGTCAAGTAACGTCACTGGATTCTCGAGTCAAAATGTTGTTTCTATTTCTGGGACTACAAACAGCGGAGGGGGCGGAGGAGGTTCGTTTGGTTCACCACCTGGAAACGGAGGTTCAGGAATTGTTATTTTGTACTATTCGTCGGTGTCTAATGTTATACCGAGTTCAGATATAATTGTTCCACTTGATTTCTTCTTTTGTAGAAGACACTCCGCGAACAACAAGGCTCGAGAGAGGCTAAGAAGACCTTACTTTCCTTTATGTTCTATGTGGAACCAAAAATTGTACGTACGTTTCACTTTTCAGCCTAACAATTGGTGGTGCAATGTACCCGTGGGAAGTGGTATAGATTTGTATTCACCCGATGGAACAACTTTCCCTACAATAATTACAGAAGAAATTTTATTAACCGATGAAGAAAGACTTTATTATATGAGCACACCCCAAAAATACCTTGTTCCTCAGGTTCAAAAAGAATCGACTCTTTCGTTCTCGGGAAATAATCCAGTTCTTGAATTAACAGCAAACTTTCCGGTACAGACCATAGCATGGTTCTTCCGAAATAAAAATTACGAAACTGTGATTGACGGACGGTACTATGACTCGAGATACAGTTACGGGTACACTACTCAGTATATTCAGACCGGTATTAATCTTCAATTCCCGTCGGGAAATTCAAACTTTGTGGATGTCATCAGTAACGCGAAAATTACGCTGAACAGCATTGATATTCTTAGTACTTTTCAAGGGTCTCTTTATTACTCGTTTAAACAACCCATAGAGCACAATTTGAGCATTCCTTCAAAAAATATCTATACGTACTCTTTTGGTCTAAGTCCAAAAGAGTACAATCAGGGTGGATATCTTAATTTTTCTAAATTAGATTCACAAACGACAAATTTAACTTTATTATTTAAAAATGAATACAGTTCTCAGATTACACAAGGGTACAATTTGTATTTGTTTTATTACGGCTACAATCTTCTTGTATTTCAGGACGGGTTCGCAACAATTCCTTTTCAGTGAGGAGATAATCAATTATCCCATTTGTCACACACCATCTCAGAAAGTTGAGTTGAGCGACCGTCGTCGTGAACCCCTTAAACTCTATGCGCTCTGTCCTGCAAAAAGGATCAAAAAGTTTTTTAGAGTATCCGTCGAGACTCGATTTGTAGGCAACGTGGACAGTGAACATTTTTCCGTTCGGAGCGGTATACGTGACCTGCTTGGCCTTTGAATAATTTGTGACGAACCACTCGAGCTTGCGCAGAGAAATGCCTTTGCGATGCTCTAGAATATCTAGAAGCTTTTCGTTATTTTCTGAAATATCAAAAAAACGCTCCAAACTTGTCAAAAGAAGTGCAGATTTGTTCATTAATTTATATAAGTTTGAAACCCTTAAGTATTAAGTTTCCCATGGGGCCTTGACGCGTTCGATTGGTTTAAGAACCGGGGGAGGAACTTGCGACTGATGAAATCCACAGTACCCGTTGTCCTTCGGTTGTTTCATGCATCTCTTTTTGCTCTTGAGAACACCTTTGCAAAAGGTGCATTCTATTTTTGAACTGTCTTTCATTAGTCGCTCCATGGGAATATCATATGTCTTTGAAACATTTTCGAGCTGTTGAACTAGAATAAGATTTACTCGACGAGAGACCTCCTCTTCGATTAAATTTAGGATTTGCTGTTCCATCTTACTATTTACACAGTTGAAACTTTTAAGGCGAACCTGCTCAAGAAAGCTTTTCGGGCCTCGATTTCAACACTCGAGGTCACCTTGACATCTGTACGTTTCCCGACGTCATTCGTTTCGGCCAAAAACTTTTTGTCAAACACGAGATCTTCCCTTATGAGAGGCTCGAGAAGGTCTGCAACTGGTTTTTTAAACTGGTTCGTAAAATAGTACCTGTAATCAACCTTTAGACCCTTCTCCGCGACCCATACAGGGTCCTCCGCCTTTTCATACATTTTCCCTTGGCCGTGAGTAATGAGAAACGAGACTCGATCCCCTTGCTGAGGCTCTGAACCTGGAGCTCGAGCTTTCATCTTGTCCCGGACGGACACGTGAGGTTGTGCATTCTTGTACGACGAAGCAAGCTGTTTGCTCATCAGCAACTTCTCCGTGGGAACCTTCCCGTAAACCAACTGCCGGCCGGCACTTCTCGCAAAGTCTATAACCGGTCGCGGATCGCTCGATTCGAGAATCATGTTCAGGAGCGTCTTGAGAGTCTCTCGAACAAAAGGGCACATGTCGCGCCGGACAACCTGGAGACCCTTGATGTCCACCTTTTTGAAAACGACGCTGTCACCCTTTTTCTCGTACATTTTTGCCGCGTACCTCTTCTTCGAGTACAGGAAATACGGACAGTATACCTTTTCGAGCTCGAGATCGTTCGGCGCCTTGAAGAGCTTCGTGCAGGCCTCTGCAGCCAATTCGCCCTGGACCCACGAGTAGTCGATGGCATCTTGACCTTTGCGACCCTGGACGTCAAACTCGACCATTATTGAGTCAGTATTCTTGACTATCAAACTTCCGTTACCTGCTGCAAAAGTACCTGCGTCGGTCTCTAGGTCGTATACGTATCCGTCCCATGATTCATGAATAAGTTTTACATAATTTACACCTTCGATATCTTTTCCAAAATGTAATAAATTATCCGTTTCTTTGATTTCATATGGTTTTAATAAAATTAAATCTTCATCTAAAAGTGAATGATCTTCCGTAACATCTACTATACCATAAGGTGAATAAACTCTATAAATTTTTTTGCAACTTTTATGTCTAATAATTCTATTAATTTTTTTCCAGCCAATATGTGTCATGCATTCTATATTTAGAGATTCACATTGTTCAGCTATTCCTAATTTAAAATGATCATAAGGAACCCATGAATTTGTCAAGTTTTGAATTTCAGGTCTAGATTCTTGCCCGTTTATTCTTATGAGAACTGGAGTTTCAGGCATTACCGAGTCTCCGTACCTAACCTTTGCGCCCGGAAAATTCTCTTCAACATAATTCTTCGTCTCTTCGATCATCTGACGACCCCTCATAGTGACCGTTGATGCAATAGCCATCAAGGGGAGCATTCCTTTTGAGGCCCCTGTAAACCCATAGATTGAATTCATACTAATTTTGTAAGCTAATTGTTGACCGTTATAAATTGCCTCGAGGGGCGTTCCTTCTGCCTGGGCCATGAGTTTCTTGGCCTTTTTTCGAAACGCCTTAAGATCCGTGAGAATAACAGGAAGGAGCGAAGGAGCGGGAGCTTGTGCGAACCGGTGAGGACCGAATTGCTCGTACGTTACCCCGGGCAAGTTGTCGTATTTCGGATCCATAACGAGGGTCGAGTAGCAGAGATTTTCGGCACACATGATGCTCGGATACAGACTCGCAAAGTCGAGAGCGGTGATGGGGGCATAGTAAGCTCCTGTTTGGGCCTCGAGAACAGTAGCTCCTTGATACCCTTCGTCGATACCAGAAGACTTTCGAAACGTAGGAATGATGAAATTGAGCTCTCGGGCCTTTTTAGCCATCTGGCTAAACACCTTGATTTGCTGACCCCGTTCGCTCAAAAAGGAGAGGGGGACCCAACACGCCTTGGCCATCTCCACCTGATTCTGGATTTGGCAGAGTTTCTCCATGAGAGCGTGAGGCAACTCGGTGTCCTTGACGCAATACTCTGCAACTTCCCCCAATTTTTCAGGGTTTCCCTCCAAAAAACGTGAAAACATCTCTTTAGGGGGCATATCCAATTTTTGATCCTTCAGAAAATGCTTCGAGACGTTGTTCAACGAATAAGACTCTAGCTTGTGCTCGCGCTTCACGTCCTGGAACAAGTCGAAAACGTAGCGACCCTTCATAGGGACCATCTTGAGCTGGTTGTTTCCGAGAGCGCTCGAACTCAGATTCTTCTCGACGAGTTCCACGACTTCCCCTTGGACCCTCCCCCATACAGGACTAAGACCGCAGTGGATAGTTGCACGGACCAAAAGATACTCTAGATCGAATCCGAAGATGTTCCAGCCGGTGATAATGTCGGGGTCTATCTTCAAGAGATACTTCTGGAAAGCTTGAATGAGCTCTCGTTCTGTCTCGAAGCTCTCGTGACCGGCAGTCTCTTTGAGGCACAGACACTTGCGATCGAGATATCCGGGCTTTCCAAATTCCTTTGTAGTCATTCCGATCTGAAACACAACATCTCTGGGATTCTTTGGATCTGGGAAACCTCCCGTGGACGAGTAGCACTCGATGTCGAATGACATGATGCGAAGAGGTGCAAGGTCGTCGCGAGCAACGGGCTTGATGTAGCGCCAATCGGGGGCCCAGAGGTTCACCTCGCACGTAGACTCTGCATCAACCTCGCAAATTCCAGGATCTATCCAGCCAGTCGAAGAAATTCCCGAAACGTGCATGAAACGTAAAACGGGGTCTATGTTCGACTCGTAAACTCGAGCACCGGAAAGCTCTGGAAACTTGTTGTTTTCGACGCACCACGCGCAAATCTTGAGAGCCTTTTGAGTTTTGAACTCGAGGCGAATAAAACGAGAAAGTTCTCCGTTCTGAAAACCCCACAAGTCCCTCCCTTCATGAACCCGACACGAAACGAGACCACGCCAAAAGAGATCTTTTACGGTATCTTTCGATACATTCGTTTTTATAAAACAAAAAGGATTAAATTTTGTTCCAAGTGAAACAGATTTTCCATCTTCAGAGCGACCAAAAATACGGACAGTAAATTGGTCATCCTGGTCTTGCCCGCTCCAAGCAATAGCCTGGAACATTTTATATTATTATGACTTGTAGCTTTAAACTCCTGTTACTGCGTAACCGGTTCCCCTCTCCGTCTTTACATCTGGATTATAAATCTCATTTACATCTGCAACAGTGAAATTCTCGAGAATGAGCTGAGCGATACGATACCCAGGACGAATAACGAATGGTTGCTGAGAGTCTAGATTCTGAAGAACAACCTTAATCTCTCCTTGATAATCAGGATCTATTACACCAGCAAGAGTGTCGAGACCGTGCTTCACGGCCAGTCCAGACCTGGGTGCAATGCGTCCATAAGTTCCTGGCGGGAGCTGAACTGAAATGCCGGTCGAGACAACAACTCGATGGCCTGGAAGAACGACATAATTATCGATGCTGAATAGATCGTAACCTGCAGCTCCGGTCGACGAGCGGACAGGAAGGTGTGCGACTGGGGAAATCTTGAGAACATTGAGCGCCATTTAGTATTCATACTATTCACAGCTTTAAGTTATTTCATATCTCAGTAAATAATATGAAGTGTTGGAAACCCCAGGAACCTCTTTATATTGTGTTACCTTACTTCAATTATTGCGGGTTCAAGAGACGCCGTGAACTTTTCATAGATTTTGTAAACAGATACAAAAATCTCAGGATCGTTGTTGTTGAAGTTCTCGGACCATCTCCACTGGGCTCACTTCCGGTGGATCGTCATATAAAGGTAAAATCTGACAACAAAATATGGCTCAAAGAAAACCTTATAAACATTGCGGTTAAACAACTTCCCATGAACTGGAAGTACATGGCATGGGTCGACACTGATTTAACATTTTTAAACCAAAATTGGGTCCAGGACGCTATTCACGAACTTCAGAGTGCGGATATTGTGCAACTCTGGACAACTGCCGTAAATCTGGGACCAAAAGGAGAAACTATAAAAATAGACAAGAGTTTTGCATATATGTTTATAGAAAGCGGAACAGTCTGGTCCCCTTCAGACAAGTACGGGTTTTGGCACCCCGGATACGCGTGGGCGTGTACACGAAGGGCCTATGAAACGATGGGAGGACTCATAGACTTTGCAATTTTAGGATCGGGCGACCGACACATGGCCATGGCTCTCGCGGGATTGGCCGAAAAATCTTGCCCGGGAAATATTCATTCAAATTACACAGTTTTACTCAAAATTTTTCAGAATAAAGTGCGTAATTTCAAAGTTTCATGGGTCGATGGAACCATAGTTCATTATTGGCATGGTTCATTTACCAATCGCCGATACAAGGAAAGATGGGAAATTTTGACAAAGAATAAATTTGATCCATTCGAGGATATTGGTATAAATGATAAAGGACTTATTGAACTTTCAGAAACTGGGAAGAGATTCGAAAATTTACTTGAAGAATATTTTGCAGGAAGGAAGGAAGATAATTAAATGTACAAAGATTATATGGATGGTGAAAACCAACGCAACCCCCTCAAGTGGGTTCCGGTCGTTAGTACGTGTATAGGAGTTTTTGCTCTTTGTTTTCAGATATTTGTGTTGTATCCTTGGCACCTTCAGCTATCGTCGGAGTTTTCGAACCTCCAGGCGAGCTGTGCTTCTAGGAACTTCCGATCGTCTCATCAGTAGGAACGCAGCCGCTCCCTGTTGGCATATAGCCTGGAGAGCACATTGCGACGAAGTTATCGGAGGGCCGTGCAACTGAACGCGAAAGGAACCACCACAGAATCAGTAAAATCAATATAATTATAACAACCACGTTCATTACTAGTACTATAGATTTTTGTTATAGTACTCGTCGCTTGGACGATCTGCTGGAAATATAGGAGAATCATAGACTTGAGGGCGGGTCGCGTCAGTAGAAACTCCAGCCTCGGATGAGGTAATTCCTATGGGTAAACACGCAGAGCCCGAAGAGGCCCACGGGGCGTAGTAGTACCCGACGGGGCATTTTACTGTGTTCTTCTGTTTGTGCAGAAGCACAATAAGAATTATAAAAAGCATAAGAGCAATCGCGAGCTCCATTCTTAATAAAAGAAAACAATTTTTTCACACTCAAAAAGTGCTTTAATCTTGCTGATGAGCGCCGAGTAGTCCTCCTCGAACTCCCCTTCAGCAATTTCTCTCTCAAATTGCTCAAGGTCTTTACGAGTAAAAGGAACCTCTTGACCTCTGCGATTTAGTCGCGGATCTCGGGTATCATATGCTCTATTAAATTCTTCTCTCGTGGGAAATATCTTGTCTTGATATAAATTCCTGACCCACGGGTCGAGGCTCGGGTAATCACCCCAGGACTTTTTCAAAGTTCCGTCGGTCCATCCGAGCTTTACCATAATTATTATATGTCTCCTCTTTTTAAAATCATTCTTTCATTGAATGGAATTCCGTTGAATCTGGTAGTTGCCGCGTTTGTATAGGCCCCCATATTTTCCCATTCGATCCAGTGTCCTTCGTCTATAGTACCCGGAAGATCGAGTTCTTTGTATATGATGTCTCCTCCGTCACATGTAGATCCAAAAATTGTCACGGGCACATGATAATTTTCAATTTTATTCCAAAATTGATCGTAGACGGTCTTGACCTGTGGTTGGGCGTGATCAAATAGTATGCAGTTGAATGCTCCGTATAGACTTTCACTTATGGTAATTCCCGAACCTTTTATTCCTATGACGGGTGTGTACAGTGTCATTATTTGTTCGACGAAGTACCTCCCGGGTTCGGCAATGAGTGTAATATCTTTTTGAACACTGATGGTTTTAGGCAATCCGTGGGCGTGACTGAAGCCACCCCCAATATCAATAATGCGAGGGTCATACCCATGTTCTTTGGCTAGTCCGATCGCTCTCTCGGCGGTCTTGACCGCTTCACCGAAAACTTCTGAGCTCGAGGCGAAGGATCCCACGTGAAAGGAAACCCCGATCACTTCGAGATCGAGCGTTCTGGCCGTAAACAGCAATACATCCCAATCTTGTTCCTCGGCCCCGTATTTTATGCCGAGGTTACATCGTGCCGACGGATCGTCAGCACGTATTCTCAAAATGAGTTCCGGGCGAAGAACGCTAGTTTCCCACCCGCGCGCAATCTTTTTGAGCTCGCACACGCTATCAAACGTGGTCCGCAATATTTTCTTGTCTTTCGCGAACGCAATGTCTTGTACACGTTTGCACGGATTTGCATAAAGAATTCGCTCTGACTTAACCCCCAAGTCCAGCACTGCTTGTATTTCGGCAGGACTTGCGCAGTCAAAGTTGGAGCCGAGGTGCGCCAACTTTTCAAGAATCCTGGGTTCAGGATTACATTTTACTGCGTAATATGGTTTAATTTGGGGAAGAGCCTCGGTCCACTCATCATACACTCGTTCGAGTACTGACAAATCTAAGGTGTAGAAAGAGTCTGTAGGGACTCCGAGTCTGACCATCCAGTGGTATTTTGTATAATTATTTTATTTCTAAGTAAAATTTCGTGAAACGGGCACACGAAGTTTTCGTGAAACGGGCACACGAAGATTTCGTGTGCTGACACTGATAGACTACTTAAAACACAAAGACGTTCAAAACACAAACAATGGCAAACCGTACTTTCATCTTTCTTCTTGATCGTTCGGGCTCTATGGAGACCTGCTGGGATGACACAATCGGGGGATTCAACTCTTTTGTGTCAGACCAGGCGACCCTCGGTGGGAAACTTACGCTGATTCAATTTGATCATGAGATTCTCAAGTCTTATTCGGACCTTGATCTCAAGGAGGTGAAGCCGTTGACCCGCAGTACTTTCACTCCGCGCGGATCGACTGCTCTTCTTGATGCGATCGGCTCTACGGTCAAGGAGTGGACTGGACCTCCGGCTACTCTCATCATTTTGACTGACGGTCACGAAAATGCGAGCACAAAGTTTACCAAGGCGCACGTGAAGGATCTGATCGAGCAGAAGCAGAAAGAGGGATGGACGGTGATGTATCTTGGTGCTAACCAGGACGCTTTTGCAGAGGCTGGAGCCATGGGGATCGGAGCAGCCAACACGATGAACTACGATATTCGAAACACCCCCGAGGCTTTTCGAAGTTTGAGTGCCGCTTGCTCACAGGTTTCATCAAATTAAATAGTGTAATTAGTCGATCGATAAAATCTGAATTTTTAAGCAGCAGCCTGAGTTGCAGCGGCCATAGCCTGAGCTGCAGCAATCAGGCCCTGAAGGCGAGCCTGAAGCTGAGTGTTCTTGACCTGTTTAGTTTCTCCGAGAGCTGAAATGAGTTTATCGAGTTCTGCATCCATAACCCCTTGAGCGTGTCGAACATTGTTTGGATGGGCCAGGGCCTGAACTTGGTCAGTCGTAGGAACGGACGCTTCGGCTGTACTGAAATTAGGAAGAGACTTGGCTGCTGCCACCGTCTGTGGTGATGGCGCCTGAAAAGAATTGAACGTGAAATATCCTGCAACTCCGAGAGCGATTATAGACATTGCCAGAATAACCGCGGAAAAGTTAAAATTTGAATCCTTAGGTTTGTTTGTGGTCAAATAAGTATGAATATTTATAGATGTCAGTGCAATTGCACAAATCGCCACGACCACAAAGGCGGCCGGTATCATAGCCTCGTTAAGACCCATATTATTATAATCATGCAATATATTTTCTTTAGATGAGTCTTGCAGACGTCCCCTTGGAGACTGAACCAGAAAATGATCTATTTTGTAAATACTATTTTTTGGCCAAGTACGTTTTGGGTCTGACGCAAAGCGGCCCGAAAAGAGGGTCTGGACCACAGAAGCCACCTCGACCAGAATCCTGGAGTTTGGGCCCCACTCTTTCCCCAGTTTTCTCTTTTTTTGTGACGGACCAGATATCGCTCCATTCTGGTCCGGTCCTTGTGTATAGTATAATCAGAGTACCCTTTGCGCCCGAATCGAACAACTTTCCCGTTTGGGAAAACGGCCATGAATTTATGGATTCCATTCCGGGCCCTGTAGAGCTTCACGGCCATTAGTGTATGCTAATTCTTACTGATATATAAATTAAAAGAATAAGAATGATGACATTAAAAACAATGTAGCCAGTTATATAAGGGAACGCCGTGTCCCGGAGTGCGTTATTTCCTAGTACCATATTTAGTACCTGTCTTGTAAGAGACTCATCCTCTCCATCTTCACTCGCAGCCATGGATCGTTACTATAATAATGAAAAAATTGAAAACGAATTTACGAACCTTGGAAATGCCATATGCATTATAGGGAAAACAGGTATCGGAAAAACGTGGATCGTTCACAACAAATTTAAGAACTATATAGAACTCACGCCTGATATACTTAAGAGTCGCCAAGATACTATTGAATTTTTATGTAAAATTAAAAATTCAAACCTCCCAGTGATTCTTGACGAGTACGAATGCTGTCAAGAACTTATAGGAATTAGAGAAATCAAGGAACCGCCCAGTTCTGGTGTATTTATGGTGACGTCACAAGTGCCCGTGAAATTTGATTTTGATATAAAAATATATGAAATGCCCATAAAAACTCCTGAGGAAATAAAGGCCCTTTTTCCGAAAGCTAAAAAATCTATAATAGATACGTGCGGAGGTGATCTTCGGATCGTTTCGCAGAGTATAGAATTTGACTCTGATCTTAGGGATGATTTCAAGGGACCCAGAGAATTTTTAAATTCTCTCATCTCTAGAAATTCTAATACAAACCCGGCAAATTACATAGGATATCCGATACAAGAACCTGGGAATATAGCTTCAATTTTACATGAAAATTACCCTGATAGTACCGGGGATCACTTTAAAATTATAGATTCCTTGAGTGTCGCGGATATAATTGAAACTAGAGTATATGCTGGAGAATGGGATCTTTTACAATATTTTAATTTTTGGGGATGCATAACTCCGGCCGTAGAGATTAACCATAGCCTCGGGAATTTAAGACCAGGGTCAACATGGACAAAATATCAAAACACATGCATGCGTACGAAAAGAATAGAAGCTCTCGCGACAAGGTTGCCCGGAAAAAAACTCTGTTACGATGAACTGGTATTTTTAAGAGATTTTGCAGAAAAAGAAATGGTCGAAATTCTTCTGGACTATAAAATTAAGCCTCAAGATATCGACGTACTGAATCACTTGAGCCCGCTTCGAAAAATAAAGCCAAAAACTGTGAGTTTCTTAAAAAAGAAGCTTACTTCGGAGTAGAATCGTCGGCTGAGGGAGCTTCTGGCTCCTGAACGACCGGCTCCTCTTTAGGAGGAGTCGACTCGATTTTAATTACACCATTGTTAAACTTCTCTGTAAATTTCTTATACAGAAAATAGCCAATTATGAGAATTGCCACGAGGGCCACAATATTAAAAATGTTAAATGGGCTATTTGGCTTTAGAAAACTTTTCGCGTGATCGACAACTGGAACGGCAGACTGCATTACTAAGAATTCGTGTTTTTTCTACGGTAAGGGAACGCACTGTCCAATCTTCAAGTAAAATGGAAGAAGCCTGGAGAGCATTTGATCTTCTTCGATCGGAGCCCGTAGAATCTTTACCGACCGTGAACGATTATCTGTGTAGTCACTGTGGGGGCGTAAAAATTTTCGATGGTGTCGATATCGATCTTCCGACTTGTATGGAATGCGGAATTCAGGATGATTGTTACATTTCTGATGAACCGGAATGGCGATCTGGTGGCAACCCGGACGAAGGAGGAGGGGACCCTTCTAGGTGTGGAGCACCGGTGAACACAGATCTTTTTTCTGCTCAGTGGGGGATGAACACAGTAATGACCGGAAGATCTAAACTACAGACAATAAATATGCACGCTTCTATGAATCACAAAGATCGGGCCCTTTTTCACGCTTATGCCCAGATGGACAAAATAGGAAAAGAAACCTTGAATCTACAGGACAATGTGATGTACGCTGCAAAAATGAAATACAAGGCCTTCAACGAAGCTGTTCTGACCCGTGGGGCCGTTCGAAACGGAATCAAGGCAAACTGCGTATTTCAGGCCTGCCGAGAGTATAACGTGGCCCGGACCACAAAAGAGATCGCCGATGCATTCGATATTCCGTCCAGAGACATTTCTAGAACATTTGACATGTACCAAGAACAAAACCCAGAGACTGGGGTTCACGTGACTCAGCCGGCGGATTTGGCCCCAAGATTTATGAACGGTCTTTCTGACATTCCTGACGACCAAAGAAGAAGACTCAAGATGAAGGTGATTAAGGTGTGCAAGTCTCTAGAGGAATGCGTCGAGCTCATGGGAAGAACTCCGAAAGCCATATGTTGTGCGGTAATTTACATAGTCATGACCGAGCTCGAATTTAGACCAAATAAGAAGGATATTTGCAGAATTTGTGAAGTGTCCGAACCAACTTTGAACAAGATTGAAACTATTATCAAGAAAGAGCTCGCTTAAAAGATAGACCTTTTATTTAATAAATGTCTGGAGTTGTATTGTTTGTAAGTACACCTTGTTACGGCGGTATTTGTCTTCAAGGATACGCAGAGTCCATGCTTCGTCTCCAGCGCACGTGTGCAGCGAATGGCATCCAAATGATGCTCGATACTACCGAAAACGAATCTCTTGTCCATCGCGCGCGAAATCTAGCCGTAGCCCGTTTCTATCAAAAAACGCACGCGACTCACTTTCTTTTTATAGACGCAGATATTCACTTTGACCCAGAGGCTGTGATTCGTCTTATCCGGTCTGATCACGAAGTTTCTTGCGCGTCGTACCCAAAGAAGACTGTCATGTGGGACCAGGTCGAGTCTTATGTAAAGTCGGGCGAGACCGGGAGAGATCCAGGAAGGGTCGCTGCTGCACTCGTGATGAATTTCAAGTATCAGCAGACCCAGATTGTGAACGGATTTGCAGAGGTTCTTGACGGTCCCACAGGTTTCCTGCTCATAAAGCGAGACGTCTTTACTAAGATGTTTGAAAAATACAAGGATCTCGATTGTGTAAATGATCATCAGAACAAGGACCTCGACGAGTACTGTGCTGTTTTTGATTGTATGATTGATCCGGAGAGTCGTAGGTACCTTTCGGAGGATTACGCGTTTTGTCGTCGGTGGCAACAGATGGGCGGCCAGATTTTCGCAGACTGTATGACGGTCCTGGGACATGTGGGGAATATCAGATTTCAGGGCCGACTCGAGGACCGGTTGAATGCAGTTAAGGCTTAGCCCCATAAAAAAATAAATGTCCGTTCTTCATATTTGTGCAGTTACTCGCAACAAGTCGATCAGTGCGACGACCCTGCACACAATGATGAATTTGCACATGTTGTGCATGCAGAAACAGCAACACCTCGAAATTCATTTTGTCGAAGATAGATCTCAGCTTCATAAACTTATAAAGACGGGTGAGCGCCTTTTTTTCATGGATTACGGAACAAATCTTAATAACGAAATTTTGCATAAAGTTGTCGAGCCCTTTGATAAAGGTGTTCAAGTTGTAGTGTTTCCGAGTGTAAAGGAGGGGATCAACTGGAGCATGTTTGAGAAAAAAACAAAGGAAGGTTCTACCGAGCCGGTCGGTCAGCGAGCTCTCGAGTTTGATACTCAGGTCGGAAAGAAACTCGCCGATGGACTCTACGAGTGTCAAAGCACGAGCGCCCGAGTGTGGGCCATGGACACGAAGCCGGTCGACAAGAAGCTCAGGGGAGGAAAAGAGCCAGTAAAGCTTCCACTCGAAGGATCTCCCGAGAATATGTTCAACACGCTCCAAAGAATTGGAATCAAAATTGGTGTGATGTCAGAGGCGGTCGTTGTGTGTCACTTTATTCACGAATGTTTCGGAAATATACTAGAGGCGTCAGGTGTTAAATTGGAACCATAGATAGAAAGAAAAAAACTTGAGTAAATATGAACGTACATGAATTTATCCGGGATGCATGGGGTGTCTCAGATTCGAGGTTTCCCGGGCCCCAACCCGTTTCGATTGAGAGGAGGCATTTTCCTCTGCTCAAGCGACAACCATATTTTGTATGTGAAAAAACTGACGGGGTGCGATATTTCCTCGTCAGTACAGACGAGGGAGTCTATTTAGTAAACAGGGCGTTCAAGGTAGAACCCGTGAAGATGAGAGTCCCGAAAGACACCTTATTCGACGGAGAACTCGTTCAAACCAAAACAGGAAAAATTCTTTTTATGATTCACGACGCAGTTAAAGTCAAAGGTGAAAACCTCATCAAGGTTCCTCTAGATCAACGACTCGAGGTTGCGAGAAAGGCGATCAAGGGAATCATAAAAACGGCCCAAGCTCCCTTCGAGATTCGTGTAAAGACCATGTACATACTAGGTTCTGAAAACCTCCCCCACTCTTTCGAGTACGAGACCGATGGCTTGGTTTTCACCCCAATAAACGAGCCAATCAGAATGGGAACTCACGAAACCATGTTCAAGTGGAAACCTAGACACAAGATAACAATTGATTTCGAGATTAGAAACGGGAAAGAACTTTATGTTCAGGACCGAGGAGTTCCTTACAAGGAGAGCGAGTTGAACGTCAAAAGCGACATTCCGGACGGAGCAATTGTGGAGTGCGGGTACGGGAGTCATGGATTCTTTGTCGAAAAGATTCGAACCGACAAAAATCACGCCAATAATCGTCGAACGTATTTTCGTACGATTATAAATCTGAGGGAGAATATTCAAGAAAGCGAGTTTATAGGCCTGTACCAGACTTGATAAAATTCACCTTTCATTTTAGAAATATCTGGAATTTCATTTACCGTTTCATCGTCTTTGATGTACCACTTGTCGTAGCGTCTCACGAGTAAAGCGTAGTGCCCCCCGCGACTGTGTCCCTGATGAAGAATACAAGCAAAAAGCTTTCGATCTTCAAACTCAAAGGGAATTTCTATAGGAAATTTGTGATCATACATTGAAAATGTAAAATTTATAAATTTGGGCCATCGAGATACGGTACTTGAAATCTTTGCAACTTTATGAAAAGTTCCTTTAGGGTTTTCGTAATTTTCGATCAAAATTGATTTCTTTTTCTCCTCGATGAGATCATGGAGATTACACGGCTCTGATACTTCGAGTATACACGTCGTAAAATTATTCTTAATTTTTGACGATCCATCGGCCCATAAAGTTTCCTGGGACTCTTCACCGTTAAATAGACCCGTCACAAATTCTTTTCCGAGTGATTTCTCGAAAACATCTAAAAATAAAAGTATAACCTCTTGAGCGTCGTGTTGTTGCATGTTAGAAAATCTAGGAAATCGAATACGAAAAGCTTTCAAAAGTTCTAAAGGATTCACAGGGGAAGTCTCTCCTTTGAGGAAGAGCTGTTTTACAACTTTTTGATATTCTTTTGTAATTTCACAGTCGACATCTGTGACCGAGAAAAGGTGTTTTGTCAGAGGTGGGACATGAGCCAAACACTGAACAGCAGTGTTAAAATAACAGGTGTTTCCTAAATTGCACAGACCTCTCATTTCTTCTTAAAAGAAACACGAGTCTATTCTCTAAAGCAATGGACGCACTTTTTGAAAAGTGGCAACCACTTATTGACAAATACAAATCAAACCCAAATATAGAAATTGAGTTTAGGTTTGGACGAAAGGCTTCTACCGGATTTGACACGAATGTCGGGGTCGAGCTTTTCAAGAAGCTTTTGTTGGCCCTGGAGAACTACGACGGGTGGGAGTCTAAGAATCACGAGACTTCTACAATTTATTATTTTGATGGGTCCAAGAGGGTCTGTATAAACGAAGAGACCGACGAGCAAGTTGGTCAAATTAAAAACAGGATACGGGTTGACGATTTTTCTCTCGACGGGCACCCTTTCGACGTTCGACTTGGAATCTCGGTCGAGATTCCGTTCGAGTATGACGGTGAAGAGACGAGTACGGAGCAAAAGACGAGGGAGCGCTGGTCTTTTGTTCGAAAGAATCTCTCGATCGATTTGAGTATGGTCAAGGGAAATCCAGATGACAAGGATTGCGACGATGACACGAGCTATCAGGTGGAACTGGAGATTATAGAACCAGCAAAGGTCTCTTCAAGAAACGAGCTATACAACATACTGAACAAGGTGTTTGACGTGTTGAAGTGTATTTAATTTTTCTTTCTCTTAATTGGTCCGGTCGCTCTTCCCGTATAGTTAGCCTTTGCGACGACATTTGTGTTCCAGCCGGTCTTTAGTTTCTTCAGTTCTGAAGGCTTGAGCTTATCTTTGAGTACTGCGCGAATCTCTTTCCAGGTCCAATTTCTTGCCGTGTTAATTCCTAGTTTCTCTAGTCTGTTTGAGTAATTTGCAGATGAAGTTGGAATTTTATAAACGTAATTGAGAGTTGTGTTTTTGGGGGCGCGTGGCTTTCTAACCTTAGGAGAACGCTTGGGGGCCACTGGGCTCGTTCTGAGCGGAGCTACTCTCGCGGGAATCTTTATCTTCTCTCCTGTAATCACGTTCTCAACTTCTCGGGCGGGACTTCCTTTATTCACAGGAACCATAATGTTTACCCAGGCCTTTATCCCGTTCCTGAAGTTTTTATTAGACAATTTAGGAACCTTGAATGCCAGATTTGTTACGTGTCTCTTGTAACTTTCGACCTTGTTTTTAGGCATCCAATTTGGAACTTGAATCTTTGAAGTAAATTTGTTTAGGGCCCGTTCTTTTATGAATTGTGAGTAGGCCTTGTTTACTGTAGCCTTGAGAGGTTTTCCTCGTGCACCGGAAGGAAGATTTCTGTAAATTTTCATAAATTTATTTTCGTCTCCATTTTTGTAATTATTTCCTAGATTTTGCTTGATTCGCAAAGCATATTCCAATTCTGTTTCAAAATTATTACTGTTAGGAGACTCTGGAGCCTTTTTCTCGACCGTCTTTTTCACGACGACCGGTGCCGGATGGGCCTTTCCGAGTATGTATCCCATTATGACCGGAGGTGCCATCGAATTTGAAACTTGAGAAATTCCCATGTTTCTCGCGACCGCTATGAGCTCCGCCTTTGTGAGTCTCTTCCACTGACGACCGTTGATGCTTCCGTTCTTTCCGATGGTGTGAACCGGGCCCGTGTTCTTTGCGGTGGTGACGTTTGATGCTATACCGAAAATCTTTCGAACGGGGGCCGGTATGTTTCTTCCGGCCTCGGTGTATCTTTTTACGACCGTCGCGCGACCGGCCGCTATCCCCTTTGGAATCTTGGCCCAATATGGCTGTCTCCCAGGACCTGGACGCACGTAATGCCCTGGTTTCTCCGCGTTCCAGCTAGGCGCACGTCGCTCGGCCGTATTTGCATACTTCACCTTGTTCTCTTCGGGTTCTTTATTTAGAGGGTGACCTAAGCGTCTGAAAATTGCTAAAGTTGATGCAGGGATCGGTTGACCAACCTTTTCAAAAGCCTTTATAACTTTAGGAGCAATTGCCTTCATGTTTACAGGGGGCCCGTTTGCTATAGTAGGACCTTCTTCTAATTTTCTATAAAATTGGTAGACGTAAAGCCGAGGGAGGCCGTCAGTTCCTGGGCGAACGTAGTATCCCTCGGGGACCCTGTATGTAGGGACCTTTGACCAGTTTCCGTTGGCCGCGAGAGGATTCCGCCCGGCAAGGCGAACTTTAGGATTATTCACAAACTTTGGAATTCGGTAATAAGGAGAACCTTTGAAAACGGTATCGTAACTGTCGACCACGATTTCTTTGAAAACTTCCCGGGGAATATTGAGATTTTTTAAAGTTTTTAAACCGCTAAAAGTTACTGTTCCATTTTCGAATACATGTAAAGTTAGACCTAATTGAAATTTCATAACGATAGCTTTCAAACGCCGAAGACCAATCTCTTTTTCCTCTAAAAATGGAATATCCCGAAACGTATTTTTTGGTAAATATCTTAAAAGATCTTCAAGATTTTTCAAATCAATTTTACGATTCACGTTGAATCTTCCATTAAGGATCCGAAATTCTGGTTCTTGATCTCGTTCTTCAGCAATAATCCATTTATTTTTATAGGCCAAGGATAAAACATCCTTTATCTCTGTAATATCTGAACCCGCTATGACAATCGCCTTTTTATTTTTTGACTCAAGGGTAATTCCTTTTCTCTTTGCCCGCACTTTGCTCGGCGAAATGCTAGAGTTTCCGTACAGTTTTCCGTTGACGTAGCGAACTGACGCTGATTTTGAGCCCTTCATAAATCCCTCGACTTCCTTGAATCCTACGGGCGGTTTGGTAAAATCAACATCAAGATATCCATCTATAGTCGCAACGAACGCGTTGATTATAGGCTTGGAAAACCGCACGCCCCCTTGCATACCCAGGGTGTTGGTAAAAACACGTTTCGCGCGAAAGATGTTCTGTATCCTTCTCGCGGCCGTGGCCTTGTTCATTTCTCCTATTTTACTATATTTTAATTTTCAGTAGACACAAGATCGATACCGAAGATGAAAGGTTGGGTAGCGTAGGTGACTCCGTTGTAAATACGCGAGTCGTTCCTGACCTCGATTTCTCGGGAACTGAAAGGACCCGCGTAAATATCCTGATTGAACTTTGGCTTTTCGCCGAGTGCATTCTGACTGGAGTGTTGTTGGTACGCAGTGACGAAAATCTTCTGAGGGACGAAAAGATCTGGACCGAATCGAACCTTTTCCGATGCGAGGAAATGTTGCAAGGAATTAGTAACTTGGGCCACTTGACTCTGGATTGTCCTGAAATACTTTGGAAGAACGTTCCAGATATCCTTGTCACTGTATTTGTTCGCGTAGTCGAGATAGGCCCTGAGACACTTGCAAAGAATTGCCGGAATCTCAGCCTCGAGCTTGCGCTCAAGATGGGGGTCCGAATCTGCGCTCGCAATTTGCCTTCCGAAATTGATAGTCACGAGTCGGCGAAGGATAGATCCAGAGTTGTCCTTCCAGTTTGGAACTTCGTTTCCGCCCAAAATTCCAGGGGTCTTCCACTGAAGAGTCTTTGCCGTATCAAACTTTCGAGCGATGCTGACATCTTCACCCGAAACGAGAGACTGAAACTCGGCTTGCTCGAGCTGAAGATCACCCTTGACTTCGGGGCTAATAAACATGAAGCCGTTATAAATGCTCGAAAGGCCAAACTTCTTTTCGATGTTGTTCGAAAGGACCGAAACGTCCTCGGTCTCGTAAAACTTGCGACAGACCTTGGTGATGAGCGTAGACTTTCCGGATTGAGCGATACCCTTGATGAACGGAATAATTTGCCACCCATCAATCTCGTTCACGTCGAAACAAAGACGGCCCATAAACACGTAGACCCACTTGCACACATCGGCCTCGAGTTTTTGATAGTCCAAAACCTTTTGCATATTTGGAGTTGGAATGTCCCACCAGTCATCCGTGTCATCATACGGATCGAACGGCAAATCAAAATACTTGCAACTTACGATCGTTGGATCGAGCTCTCGAAACTCTTGGGTCGTATAGTTGTAAAACTTAATGTTATTCTTTTCACCGTCCCAATCTTTTCCGACCAAGAGCCCGTTCTGAAACGACCATACGTGACGATCCTTCTTGATTTCTGGAAACTGGAAATCCTTGCAATTTGTGAGATGTTTTATCACGTCCGACACGAGACTTCCTCGGCTCGTGAGATTTTTCCACATCTCGGGCTCGTCCTCTTTTTGAGTCACGTCGTACACAAAATCTTTGATCTCTTTGACGATTCTCCAAGCTCGAGTGTTTCGAATCTGGACACAACACTGGCCCTTGTATCGCCTGTATCCCTCGTCGTACGCACGGGACAATAAAAACAAAAGAACCTTTTGGTACGGGGACATGTTTTCGTCGTCCTTGAGACTTGCATCGTTGTTGTCGATTGCGAGTCTGGGATTATTGATTCGATTGTGTCTGCGCTCCCAAATTCTGTACTGTTCAAACATTTCCTTGCGATCAACGATCAAACGTCGAACTCTAAATTCTAGATAAAATTCTTCCCCGTTTATGTCCTTGCTCGGGTTCTTGTTTGCGCCGAGAGAATCGATCCTCGTCAAAAGTGTTCGACAACTGTTAATAAATCGATCCTTCCTAATTTTAATAATTTCTTGTTCATAATTCACTGGATACTGCTCCTTGTCTCTCTCCTGGTTTTCTGGAAAGAGAACAAATGCCCACATCTTTTCAGATGCTAGAGGGTTTGCCCTAATATCAAAACCCGCCTCCTTTTCTGCCTTTGAAATACAATTTTCTAGCTCGTCGATAGTCCATGTGCTGATTTCAGTATTTTGATTTGCTATACGAATCTCTTCTTCGTGTTCAGGTGTTACGACTTTTTGAATTGTATGAACCTTGCGAGTTGCCATTAATAAATTAACGCGCGACTTTTTTAAGACTCATTGACCTCTGGGATCACACTCTTCGATGTTTTGAGTTCGGTCAAAATTTTGACCAAAATTTTATTCTGCATCTCGAGCTGGAGGGAAATTTTTTCGGCCGCCTCAGCTTGACGAAGCTGAATAGATGCAATTGTGTCGCCATCCTCCGTGGCTAGGAAGCTCCCGAGAGCCTCGAACATATCTGGGTACTCTTCCATTTCTTCCTCGTCCTCCTCTTCTTCCTCTGAAGGGGGTGGAGGTGCTGGGGGTTTGGGTGGAAGTGAACGGCGTTGAGACATTTGTACTAATGATGTAGAAAATAGGTCTCAATTAAAATCGCAACTAATACTAAAATGCCTGGAGGAGCTCTGCTTCAACTCGTCGCTTACGGAGCTCAGGATGTGTACCTTACAGGTCAGCCAACCGTAACCTTTTTTCAGTCTGTTTATAAACGTCATACAAATTTCGCAATCGAGGCTGTCCCCCAGACCCTCGCTGGACAGGCGATTCCGGGAGGTCTCGTATCGGTGACCTTGGCTCGGTCTGGAGATCTTATTGGTGATATGTGGGTAGTTCTCCAACCATCTTCCGGTCAACTCACTACCAACAATGATGGGGCTGATATGTGCTGGGTGGCAGAAAGAGCATTTTCATCTGTAGAACTTTTTATCGGGGGCCAGTCTATCGACAAACATTACCAAACATGGTTCCGTCTCTATTCTGAAGTTTTCCTTAATGAATCGAAAAAGATTAACTACGGCAAACTCACGTCTCTTCCAGTAGCTAACAACGGGAGTAACCCAAGTTCTCTTGGATATGTCTACCTTCCACTGATTTTCTTCTTCAACCGGAACCCAGGTCTTTACATTCCATTGATTGCCCTCCAGTACCATGAGGTCCGCCTTGATTTCACTCTAACATCTACATATTCAAGTTACTTTGGAACGAATCCTCCTGCAGTCTGGGCAAACTACATGTATCTCGAGAAAGAAGAGCGTGACAAATTTGCAAAGAAGAATCACGAATATCTCATAGAGCAGGTTCAATACATAAATCCAGATCCAGTCATGTCATCAAATGAGAACAATCCGAGTATAATTCGTCTACAGTATAATCACCCAGTAAAAGAGCTCATTTGGGTCTATCAGAACCCATCTCCAACCTCAAATCCAAATTCCATGTGGAATTTTTCTTCAAGTGTTGCAAACGTCAATATAACTGTTGATTTACAGAAGATAACTCCAATGACACTCCAGCACCCCCACAATACAGGTTCGCCTCTCCTGTATGTTCCTTCTCTACTGAGTTCAAGTTTATATGTTTCAGGAACAAGTAACGTAACTACAGGAAACACAATTTCAGTCCAGTCCAACGTTTTGTCAGGGAACGTGTTCTGGGTAGAGGCAGGTCTTCCACAGTACGGAACTTCAAACGTGAGCTACGGTCAGGAGGTTGGTCCTCTTCACAAATTTAAAATTATTCTAAACGGTACAGACCGAGCATACGAACAGTATGGAAAGTGGTACAACCAGTATCAGCCGTACCAGTATCATTCGGGTCATCCCTATCCAGGAATTTATGTATATTCTTTTGCCCTCAAACCGGAAGAACTCCAGCCCAGCGGAACTTGCAATTTTAGTCGAATCGATATGGCACAGGTTGCAGTCAGTCTCAAAACGGGAATGCCCTCCGGACTCGTTCAGCGAATGTTTGCCGTAAATTACAATATCCTGAGAATTGCATCAGGTATGGGAGGTCTCGCATTTGCGAACTAAATTTTTTTCTTGTGATATAGTACAAAATGGCCGGTGGACTTATGCAGCTCGTTGCTTATGGCGCACAGGATGTGTATCTTACGGGTCAGCCCAAGGTGACATTTTTTCAGGCAGTTTACAAGCGCCACACCAACTTTGCTATGGAGAACATCCAGCAGACGGTGAACGGTAGCCCATCCAACGGTGGACGTGTGTCGGTCACAATTGCTCGCAACGGCGATCTGGTCGGCAACATGTACGTTCGCCTTCAGCCTATTACAGGAGCTCTCTTATTGACATCTACAGGCCTCTCTGCATCTTACGACATGAATTGGCTAGCTGAGCGTGCTATTGCAGCAGTCGAGCTTACCATCGGTGGCCAGCGCATCGACAAGCATTACCAGACCTGGTTCCGTCTGTATGCCGAGGTTTTCCTGGGCGAGTCAGACAAGATTAACTATGGCAAGATGGCTTCGAGCCCTAATCCATCAGCTGATGGTACGACTGTAAGCAGTGTGTACCTGCCTCTTCTCTTCTTCTTCAACCGAAACCCAGGTCTTTACCTACCACTGATTGCCCTCCAGTACCACGAGGTTCGTCTGGATTTCGACCTGACCTCAAATTTCAACAGCTATTTCGGCTCTGCGTCCCAGGTTTTCGAGGTGTGGGCCAACTACGTGTACCTGGATACCGAGGAGCGTCGCCGTTTCGCACAGAAAGGTCACGAGTACCTGATCGAGCAGGTTCAGCACACTGGTGGTGATTCCATAACAGCAACAGGTGCAACTGGTGGAGTTGCCCAGACTGTTCGTCTGTCATTCAACCACCCAGTGAAGGAGCTCATTTGGTGCTACCAGAACACATCTACATCTGCAACTAACTCTATGTGGAATTTCACCGCAGGTCCTTGCTCTAATGTGAATGTAACTTGCATTCCATCTCCAATTTTCGCTCCAGGTGCTCTGCCCCACGATATTGGTTGCCCTCGTATCTATTCGAACGCTTTAGCTCTTGTCGGAGTTACCAGCGCTGGCTTGACTTCAAATGTTGGCTGGGTAGAGGAAGGTGTTACCAGCCTTGCTACCGGTTCAGTTGCAGCAGTAGAGGTCGGCCCTCTGTACAACTTCAAGGTGGTTCTCAACGGCCAGGATCGCTTCAAGGAGCAGACCGGCAAGTACTTCAACCAGTATCAGCCATACGTGTACCACACCGGCACTCCTTACCCCGGCATCTACGTATACTCCTTCGCTCTTCAGCCAGAGGAGCACCAGCCAACCGGCACTTGCAATTTCTCTCGCATTGACAACGCTCAGGTCGCAATCAGCATGAAGGCCGGGTACACTGTTGCAAGCCAGAAGATGTTCGCAGTCAACTACAACATCCTGCGCATCCAGTCTGGTATGGGCGGTCTCGCATTCTCCAACTAAATATTTAAAATTAAAAACCGGGCTTCGGCCCCAAAAATACATCAATATTTTTGGGACCGTAATAGTAATGGCAGGTGGGTTCTTCCCGGGAAGACCCTTTCATTTTAATGTAAAATGTATAATTTTCACGGCAATACTAGCCTCTGGATACTGGTTTTTGCCTCATAAAAATCTATGGGTCCTTTCGTTTCTTTTATGGTTCCCGTATATTGCGCTCGCATGGTATGACTGGTCATACGACTGTCACGATAAACTGCAGCCAACCATAATTCCTTTCGGTAGGTACATTTGGCTGCCGTTCAAACCTCGTGGGTACAAGGAAGAGTTTAACAATCTCCCTCCTGAAAAAATTGAAGCAATGAATAAACTCGATCACATCGCTGGATGGACTATTCTGGCGGGTCTCGTCGCATGGAAATTAACGCATCGAGTTCCATCCTAGAATCATTAATGAAATAGCTATAAACATATATAATATCCCAAAATATCGCTGATAAGGCGTTTTGTCTGATTGAACAAAATCAGCTACACTCAGTGCACCAAAAAGTAAAACAAATATAACCAGAAAACCTGTGTCAACTGCCGACATTTAATATCTGTCCAGATAAAAATGGATGGACCTGAACTTGTAAAATTAATATCAAAATCTATGCCCGGAGCCGATATATCAACTATTTTGAATAAAACAACTGAAATATTGAACAGGCGGGCGCTCGCTGAACTCAAAAAGAAGACCTTTAAATCTGTTTTTCAATTGGTCGAAAGTGAAGATACTCCGGCCGTCCTGGAGATGGTCACATTAGATTCTTCTTTTCCAGAGAGTCTAAGAAATGAACTCAGAAATTTCATAGACTCTGGCCTGATTAATTCATTTTCAAAATTCATAAAGAAACCCAAGAGGTGGTGGTCTAGGGGACGATAGTGTTCCAGTAAAAGGTTAAAAATATTCCAAACATTACAAGTAATACTGATTTAATAACTTTTACAGGGTCTTTTCTTGTAGATTCTTCGAGCATAGGCTCAATACCCATGATACTGAGAATTATTGCAATAATTATGAGAATAGAATCTCCCAACATTTAATAAATAAGGATATTTTATTTATTAAAGGTATGGCATCGTTTGCTTATTTAGACCCAAATAGAACCCTTTTAGAATTATCACTTGAGGCTCTTGGAAATTTTTCTCCAGTTTTTCAGGACGTTTCTACAAATGTCATAAGTACCCCCTACGAGCTTGACAATTCTTGGAAACAGTTTGAAAAGGATCTAGGCAATTTTAAATTAAAATTGAAAAAAGAAACCGTAGACCTGAATTCTAAAATGACCGAACTTGATAGTCTAAATAAAAATATCACAATTTCAAAACTTATCATCGATACGATCACTAGTGATGACTTAAAGGCCAAGCTCGTAAGTATAATAGACAATCACGAGTCCGAACAGGGTATCGTCGCCCTGACTCAACAATGTGGGGAATTGAAGGGCAAGATTGACGCGATGAAGAAGGTTTTGATGGACACGAACTCTGAAAGGTACGCCAAATTTACTTGTTTTGTTTGTATGGATCGTCTCGTTGACCTTTTCATCGATCCGTGTGGTCACGTCGTATGTGATCGTTGCTGGGCTCCCACGCGTGACAAACGTCACTGTCCCGCGTGTCGATCAAATATTACAGGTGTGAAGAAAATTTTTACTATTTAGATTTTCCTGACTTTGGCGCAGTGGTAGCGCATCGGACTGTAGTTCCGCTGGTCATGTGTTCGAATCACATAAGTCAGAGTTTTCTCCTATAGCTCAGTTGGTAGAGCGTCAGACTGTTAATCTGAATGTCGCAGGTTCGAAACCTGCTGGGAGAGTGTGGGGATGACACTTTGCGTTGAAATCAAGTAAGTCATCTTATCCTGGGTCCTCTTTTGGAAGAACATGAATATAAAGACTATTAAGGGCAAAGAACGGAGTTCTCCAAGTTGAGAATGAATGTAGCCCGAAACACCTTCAAATGGAAAGGGTATTTTCTTTATAAGACCTCTTGTCAAATACATAAGAGCTCCTATAAGTGCAAATTGAAGAGCAACTTCCGTGAATATAACGACTTTTCTTTTGTTTGTGTCTAGTGGAGGTGTAATTTTATCAAGCCAATGTGAAAATAAAAATGAGAATATGAAGCTGAGGAGAGCTACGTACGCAACTCCTAAAATTCGAACTAGATGAAGCATATACTCTTATTAAAGAAAAAAGACGTAGCTACATTAGGAAATCGTTCCCGTAACTCAGTTGGTCAGAGTGCAGGTCTTATGAGCCTGACGTCGTGGGTTCGAGCCCCACCGGGAACACGCATCAATGTCCGAGCCTGGTTTAAGGAGAACGACTTAAGATCGTTTGCTCTCACGAGCGCACGGGTTCAAATCCCGTTTGATGCATCCTCATAAAATCTATCTATAGTACTAGATGGATTTTATGAATTATATATGGGACACTGAAGGGACAGCATATGTTTTCATAAAAGTAAATGACTATCCAGACCAAGGAGTAAGTCTAGATTCTCTCAAGCCAATTGTAGAGGAAATAAGAAAAGCTTCAACATCTATGATTATTACAGCAGATCTGAAAGATGTAAATATTTTACGGGTCGATAGACTTTTATCTATAGCTGGTCTCATACGAGAAGTTCTCGAGTACACAAAAGATGACAGATTACTTGAAAAAATTGAAATTAAAAATGCAGGATTTATATTCAGGTCAATTTGTAGAGCTTTACCAATACGCGATCTTATAACATTTTTATAATGTCCTTTAGATACAATGGAGGTTCCTTGGATACTTTTCAACGTAGACAAGGAGGCTAAGATACTCTACGCCGAACTGTTAATGCAGAAACTCATAGAGTGTCAACCATCAAGTCTTAAAGAAGTTGATAAATTTCTTGAAGAATTTTACCCGGTCATAGACAAAATTCAGGAACTGTGCCTCACGAACGGACTCCGCCAAGTATGTACAACGAATCTCGAAGGAGTTCAGCTTAGTCGGGCGAAGCCCCACGTTTTTTTAAAGATTGCATTCGGCGTCTACAGTCACACAAAAGATTGTATTTTACTCGACGGATTCAGCATTTCGAATACTCAAAGTCCCATTGTAGGCGCGTTTATCGAAGCGGTCAAAGGATTTCTTCCACCTTTTATGCGCAAGTTAATTACGGTAAATTCTAGTGAAAATTTTATAGTTTTAGAATAATGAAGTATTATTGTATAAATCTAAAAAAAAGTATTGATCGCCGAGAAAATATGGAAATTCAATTTAAACGTGAGAATTTAGATGTTGAATTTATAGAAGCGGTCGATGGAAGAGAACTTAGAATTCAACCTGAAAATAATATCACTGTTGGTGACTTTTCTTGTGCATCAAGTCACAGAAAAATTTATACAAAAATAATCGAAGAGGGCCATCCAATGTCTATAGTGTTTGAAGATCAATGTAGGCTTGCGGAAGGATTTACCAATTTTGTTTCAAAATTAAAATTTCCTGATAGATGGGACATTATTTACCTTGGATATACAGGACAAAGGTTTATTGAAAATGAGAATGAACATCTAGAAAAGGGAAAACCTCTTGGTACTTGGTGTTACATAGTATCACTCGAAGGCGCAAAGAAACTCGTTACACTTGATCCTCATGATTTTTGGCTTATTCCAGATGTACAACTTTCGTTTCTTCCCATCTCTACATTTTACGTCAAAACTAAAATTGCGTGGCGTAATGACAGATGTAAAAGTATTACAGGTTCAAATTATGTTAAAAGAGGCGTAATTAAATGGATGATAATAGGACATTGGCTTGTTCATGCGTTTCAGTTTTGGTACATTTTGGAAATTATATGGATACTTTTAATATTAATATTAATCTCGAAATTAAGAATATCAATAAGGTAAATAACAAGATAAATTTTTTCTTATGTTCTTTTGTGTAAAGATATGTTTTAACAATTAAAGCACTAAGAGAATTTGTCCAACTTAATTCGTGTTTATGAATAAATATACTCTTGTCATTTTTATATTCTGATTCAAGAACATCAGAATATAGTATTGTCATATTGGATTTTTTTAATATGGAAGATATTCGTATGGGACCTGTTGTTGTTGATATAAAATATTCTAGAGAGAAATAGTCTTTATATTCTGTATGATCGTTGATACATGATTCTATCAATTTTTTTATATCTTCATTTCTTGGTTTAGTAGCAATAAACCCATTGTTTATGAACCAACTATCATTCATAATATGCCCGAACGTAACTAAACCTGTTTCAATTTTTGAATCGTTCGCTTTGCTAACTATCATAGGAGAAAAATCCAATTCAGGAATTTTCATCAAAGGAGCTATAGATTCCATATCACAATCTATTGTAATTCCTCCATAAAGATATAAAATGACATATCTTCCAAAATCAACCTTTTGAATTAAGTACTCATATTCATCAAATTTTTTGCCACATTCTGCGCTATATTTATTACACTCAACTCTTAGCTGGTTCTCGTCCCAAGTCTTGTGGGTCCAATCGGGGTTGAGTTTGCGCAACTTCTTGACATTCTCGTGAAATTTCTTCGGAAGGTTTTCCCATCCCTGAAACCACACTTGATGAGTCACCTTCGGGATGAGCATTCTTATAAACAAGTTTTTTATTTTTTTTAACTTCTCCTATCGCGTTATTTAAAGTATCGATTATACTCCAACTAAAGATTATAGTAAGGAAAATTCGTGTCAAAATGTTTAATTGAGGTGAAAATTTTATAACTAAAATTGAACCTATTATAGAAAATACTTTAAGAATCAAAATTGAACTATATCTACAGTAAAACAAATAAGTTACAAGTACTGTCGTAAGATCCTCAATCATTATGTATAGTAACTTAAAAAAGTTGAACGTAAAAAACACAAGAATGAGCGATCTCCTTTTGTTTTACCCCCAAGGGAAATATCTATGCATAGAATTCCTGGGATCAAAATATATAGAGCGCCAGCCAAAGACCCCGACCGAGACTGCTGAATTTATGATTGAAATTCGTCCGATCATTGAACAGCTCGATGACTATGTTCTCAAAAATAATCTCAAAGAAGTTATTGAGCTGAACCTCAAGGGAGTCCCAATTTCTAAACTAAATTCAGAGACCGCTCTTCATCTCCTCAATCTTCTGACACAAATTCGCCCAGACAAAAATATCGTAGAAAAAATCAAGATTACAAACACGAACCCAATTTTCAACATCGCATACAAGGCGATCAAGGGAAGACTTCCCGGGCGTATGTCGAGTATTATTGAAGTAGAATCGAACTCAAAGTTTTTTTAGTGCGTTATAATATGACGAAACCGGACGAAGCTCGATGGCATCAAGATGAACAAGAATTTTTATCAAAATTAGAACAACAGTGTAACATGTATCATGATCATCATAATAAAGACCACGTGTATTATAAAGGTCTTGCTTCGCGCTTCAATGTCCCGATTCTCATCATCTCAGCCATCAACGCTCTTACGGCCGTAGCCCTCAATTCTTTCGTTCCGCAAACATACGTCAGCATAATGAATGCGATATTATCTTCAGGAACGGGAGTGTTAGGGTCGGTTCAACTGTATTTAAAAATTTCAGAAAAGATGACAAATTCTTTAAGGGCCTCAATCCTGATGAAACGCCTGGCTCTGAAGATTTCAAAGGAGCTCAGTATCGATCCAGAACACCGTATGACCGACGGACAAGCTTTCTTGGCCGATTGTTTTGCAGAGTTTAACACTGCACTCGAACAAGGAAACCCGATCGAAAAATATTTACATAATCATCTGGCTTTTACACAAATGATGCCAAAAAGGGAAAAATATTCATTCTTGTCTCTCGTGACCGGAAGTTCTTTAGAGTCTAGTTCACGCGGAACGAGCGAACATCCCGGGGAGACTCGCGCCAAAAAGCTTTGGGGTCTTGTTGATAAAGCTCGAAAAGTTTCGAGTTCACCTCCCGAATTACGACCTCATCTGCGTCAGAGTGAATTAGGCCCGGGGGACATGACTCCAGAAGAACAGGACATAGAGCTTGGAGTTCGGGGTTCCTGAGCTTGGCGACCGCAAACGCCACGTCTAAATCTAGACCATCTACCCGTACCCAATAATGTTCACAGACCTCTTTAGTTTCCATAATTACACAAAATCCTTTGATTATTTCACCTTGTTGACCGAGAGCTTTCTTCAAAAGGGCTACATGGTGAACGATACTCCCAGAAATATTGTGCATCTTGATTCTGAGCGCGAGACGTTGAACAAGAGATTCCATAATTCTTATATCAAATTTATCTTTATGTATTATAATGGCCCAGGTTACCTTTACGATGCCCCAGGTAACATGCCCCATTACATCCCCCGCTCGTCGTATGTCGTGGGACACGGCTTTTACAATTATTTTGATTATGTGCATCTGCTGTTGCGGATGTATTTTTATACAAACTCCTTCTTCCTGGTGGTGCACCCCGGACGCCCAGCCAAGTATTGGCTCGAACGGCTCAGACTGTTGTTCAACGAACGGAGTAGATTCGAAAGGAAACTGCCAACCGAGGAGTCCTATGGGAGTCCCAGCATACGGAATGCAAGGGGGAGCTTAAAAAAACAAAACGTACTATTATAAATGGAGGACCCGATACTTACCCCGAGCCTTTCGAGATTCACGACTTTTCCTATACGGTATCCTGACCTGTGGGCACTCTATAAGAAAGCTATATCGAGTTTTTGGACGGTCGAGGAGATTGATCTCGGGACTGATCTCAAAGATTGGGAAAAATTAAAATCAGAGGAGCGCAATTTCATAAAAATGGTTTTGGCATTTTTTGCAGCTTCGGACGGAATTGTGATGGAAAACATAGATTTAAACTTTTCAAAGGATGTACAGATTCCAGAGGCTCGTTCGTTTTACTCATATCAAGCGTTTAATGAGTCTATTCATTCGGAGACGTATTCTCTAATGATTGACAAGTTGGTCCGGGATCCCGACGAGGCCCATCTCTTACTGACGAGCGTAAAGCACGTGCCGGCCATAAAAGAAAAGGCCCAATGGGCTCTCGATTGGCTTTCTGGTGATGTAAGTTTCGCTCAGCGCCTCGTAGCATTCGCCTGCGTCGAGGGAATATTTTTCAGCGGATCTTTCTGTGCAATCTTTTGGCTCAAGAAGAGAGGCCTCATGCCGGGCCTGTCGTTCAGCAACGAACTCATAAGTCGGGACGAAGGTCTCCATCAAGAGTTTGCCGTGACCCTCCATTCGCATTTACAAGAGAAATGCCAAGATATTCAAAAGATTGTTCAAAGCGCTGTCGAGATTGAAACTGAATTCATCACAGAAGCTCTCCCGTGCAGACTCGTAGGTATGAATTCTCAAGAAATGATCCAGTACATACAGTTTGTAGCTGATCGCTTGTTGACCCAGCTGGGTCAGAAACCCATATATGAAGCAAAAAACCCTTTCGATTGGATGGAAAACATCTCACTGGAAGGGAAGACCAACTTTTTTGAAAAGAGGGTCGGTGATTATTCAAAGTATATGATTACTGAAGGAGACGCGGTTCGATTTGATGATGATTTCTAGTTTACCATACGGTTCTGCTGAAAATGCTTATTATTTGCATCATTCGCTTCGTCTCGAGTTTTGAAAGTCGAAGTTTTTCGCATAAAAAATCCTACAATTATCACGAAAAGTATACCGTGAAGTAAAAGCCCTGCATTTGTGGCGACACCATCGCTTCCTGCGACCCAGGAGCCGATGATACCCCTCACAATTTTAAAGACTGCTGGATTTGCAAAGAGCATAAAGGCCACTAACGGAATGAGATAAGACGACATCTTTGTTACTTGGGGGTATTTTATTTTGCAACTGTAAATTCTATAGTTGCTGACCAATCGATTCCGTTGTTATCCAATTGGTTTCCAAATCTATCTAAAAATGCAAAGTTGATATAATCGACACGTATGTTGCACGACAGATCAATAGCTTGTCTGTTTTGTGAATTTTCAGACCAATAAGCAACTCCCTTTGTAATTGTACTGAGTGGAATTTTAAATGTAATTTGGGAATTTTCAGACGAAGGCGTACCTATATTTTCGATGAACATTGAAATGTACGTGTCCCAGTTGAGAGTGTAGGGATATGTACCTTGATTACTTTGAGTATTTGTGTATCCAAGGAACGAAAGAAGGGAATTTGGAGTTGCTGGGCCAAGATTTATTGCATCGGATACCCATGTTAAAATAGAACTCCCCAAGTTAAATTGACCAAGTGTAGACAAAGGTTCATTTATGTAAGTTCCTCCAGTGAAGGTTGCTGTATTCAGTGCACTTATTGTTGTATAATTACCAGGTGTAATTGTGTACAATGTACCATTATCATCTGTAAATGTATTATATGGCACCCTGACGTTATAGAATCCAATTGGAATCTGGGAATTAAGAAGTGCGACCGAACTACACATCCTGTTTCGGGTCACTAGATTGTATTGTCCATTGAATCTATTATTGTTATTGAATGTTACTATTGGTATATTTTCAACAATGTTTCCCGTAGTCGAAGTATCGATATGAACTTGAATTTTCTCCATTATTATAATGTAAATATAAAATAATAATGACACTTCTTCATCTGAGTACCAGTACTGCAAATAAAAATAACGGAAATCCGTATGATTGTAAAATTGACATAGCTGGAAGATACGAGAATGTAATTTCAGCAGAACTAGTTTCATTGGAAATGAATTATAATCAAGATTTTGATTTTAAAGAGTATCCCACTTCGGCTCTATCTTCAAACGATCCACAAACTATTGGAACTACGACATATACTGTTACCAGTTCTACAGATGCCAACCCACCTGGATGGAAGGCATTTGATAAAATCGTTGGTTCAGGTGATGATCATTATTGGCAATCAACGGGAGCTGGTTCTGGTTCATATAATCCATCAACCGGTAATCCAATACGTATGGGAGTAGGTCTAGGAGGATACGTTGGAGAATGGCTAAAGATTGAAATAAATCCTTCAATTACTCTTGTAAAGTACAGGATACAGAACAGAGATGACGTCGTTCAGTGTGCATCATCCTGGGTAATTCTCGGTTCAGACGACGACTTTACATGGACTCTCGTCGATGAACGAACAAATATTCAATGGGCTAGTACTGATGTAGATCGTGGATATCAAGAGTTTACATTAGCCACTCCTGTAACTTATCAGTACTATGCATATGTAGGAACGAGCAGTAATAATGGAAATCAAGATTCAGATGTAGCTGATTCATATTCAACAATATCAATAGGGGAATGGCAATTATATGAAAAAGTTCCACAACAACCTCTTTTTGATGAGATTTCTCCAAATTCTGTTTCTTCGGCCATTGGAGCATTTTCTCTCAGGGCAGTCAATGGAGCGACCGCCAAAGCTGTACAAGTTGTGCAATACCAATATCCAATATACCCGTTCACTTCACCATCTTCTGTTGGTAACCAGTTTACACAACAACTCGCAGATGGGACTTACGTAGTAAATTGTAGCTCATTTTATGAAAATAATGAACCATGGAAATTTTTTGATATAAATTACACTACTTTTTGGTCTCCTCTCACGAATGATTATTATTACCAAAATTATAATGGTCCTTATTTCACAATTATAGACGGCGTAAAGCTTTACGGAGAATGGGTTTCAATTAATTTACCCCGTAAAACAGCGTTAACTTCTTACACAATTTACAATAATTCTTCTACATACAACATGGAGAGCTTTGTAATTGCTGGTTCTAATGATGGGATTAACTGGACTTTAGTTGATACACAAACCAATATAACATCATGGGTCGACAGGAGAACTAAAATAATATCTACAATAGATAACGAAGCTTTAACTGTTAAAGCATTTTGTATAGATAATAATAATAATATTTATTATTATTCAGATTATAACACCACTGTATATAAACAAGTGCCTTATGGTGATAAACATTCGTATTCATTAAGTATCTCAGCAATAGCATGCGATTTAAATAATAACCTATATTTTGATCAACCTGGAGGTGGAATTTTTAAAAGTGACACTAATTTTTCTAATATAACTCGTTTGGTACAAGATGGTGAATTTTATTTTAATTCTATATCATTATGCACCGGTCCTACGAGTAATCTTTATATCATCGATAATTATAATAATAGAATTTGTGTTTATACAACTTATTTACAAACTATTATTGAAGGTGAAGATATTGGTGGTGACGACATTTTAGTCGATTCAAATAATAATATATACATATTACAGGAGTATATTATAAAAAAATTTCTTTTTCCACTGTATAACACGTTTGAAATTATACCTATTGATCGGTTTAACTATTTTTGCATTGATTCAAATGATACCATTTATTTTACAAAAACTACTGGAGTATTTGTTGTTAATAACGGAGTAACAACTGAAATTTCAGATTCATATAGTTGGATCATAAAAACTAATCTTAATAATTTTGTAGTTTTTTTTGACTATATAGATAAGACATTTAAAACTCTAGTAGAATCTTCATTACCTCCTTCGCTGACATTTACACCAAATTCTACACAAGAACCATATTCTTATTTTAGATTATGCATTATTCGGACGACTACTTCTATATACCCATTTTATAATAAATTTTTAATAAATCGTTGGGTTCTTAATAGTGATTCAAGTCAAGACTTTTGGGCCGACATACACGGAAATCTAACAATTCAGGGAACGAATCAGACACTCGACAGTTGGCTTGGAGGAGTACCAGGGTACGTGGCGACGTGGTACGATCAATCAGGAGCTGGAAACCACGCGACCCAGACAATTCCAGAAAACCAACCTCAGATTCAGAAATCAACAAAAGGTTCGGGATACATGCTTCTTTTTACAGGGAGCCAATACCTTGTCGGGTTTACATATGATAAACTTAATAATACAAATTATACAATATGCGCGAGTGAAAGAGTTGGTCAGCTTGTAAACGAAAGTAGTATAGTATCATGTGGCAACCTACCTCTGGATTTTAATCAACAGTTAACAATTGGGTATCAAATTATTACATATTTTAGTGACCAATATGGCAATTTTGAAGAAGTCATAATTTCTACAATTTTAGATCAGCCTATTCGTTACGGATTCACACTGTGTTCATCGACGAGCGGTCGTAATATGTATGTCTACGGCGATCCTTTGGGAAATCCACTTACAGTACAGAATACAGGAAGAACAGTCCAGCTATCAATATATGATGGTAATTTTCTAATTGGAACAACTCAATCTGCTATACTTGCTTATTTTTACGTAGGAGAAATGTACGAAATTCTTGTTTTCAACAATTCTCTTTATGACATAAACGGAACTACCGGAACAGATGTTCCAAAAGACATTCAGACAATTTACAAGAGTCAGTCGGGTTATATTACCAACAACTTGTTCAACTTGACAATACCAAGAAAGTATATATCGGTCTATATAGAAAATATAGGTGAATCGGCTCCATCTGTATCTTCGCACATTACGTACAAAATTCCAGTGTCCGACACATCTATTTTTTGGTCAAAAAATAATGAAAATGAAGAAATTATAAAATATCAAGGAACTTCTCAACTTAAATACTTGAATATAAAGGTTTTTGACTCGTATGGAAATCTACTTCCTATTGGCCCAGATTGGTCATTTACTATAAAATTACACAAACTTAACGTCGTTTCCTGAGCCACGACCACATGTCATGAAATGTCATGAACCCTGAAGACTTTGGCCTGTCAGAATACCCTGAAGACTTTGGCATGAACATCAAGAGTATCAGGCCCGTGAGGAAAACGTATACAAATGCGTGAAGGACCAGACCGGCCAAAGTAGCTACGCCCTCCGAATTTGCTACCCAGGTACCGAGAATACCCCGAACGAATTTGTAAGTTGCTGGATTGGCAACTACGACATAGGTCGCCATTGGAATAAGAGTTGCGGACATTTACTATTAATATATAAAATTATTTACATTGGTGCCATGTCACCATTACCCTTGTAACTTTGATAGGTGGACTTACCGAAGAGTGCCATCCACAGGAAATGACACAGAATCACGAAAACTAAGGAGTGCAGGAGGAGACCTGCTGTGGTGGGGAGACCGTCTGCTGATGCTACCCAGCCACCTGCGATTCCGCGCACAATCTTGAAAGTCGCTGGATTGGCTACTACGAAAAAAGTGAGTAAGGGGACGAGCTTCTTTACTGGATCAAAGGACATTTAATATTATAAAATATTTAAATTATACTTTTAAGAACATTTTGTAGTTTTTGTTTATTTGAGTTGGTCGTTTGTACGTTAATCTGTCGCCTGACGTAATTTTTGTATGTATTTTTAAGGTTTGAATTATTGCTCGAGGAAATCTTGGCTCCGGCGCGAACTATAGAATTTACATTGTTAAGAAGACTAAAATTTTTGTTTAAAATTGCTTGATTTACAACCTTATTATTTAAGGGGACCGGGGCACGTGCTCCGTTCCTGGGCCTCTTCTTGAACATGTTCCCGTTGACGGCCAAGTAATTATTTCTAAACGCATTCTGTAGGTTCCCGAGGTCGTTATACTTGGCTTTCAGGTTTGCGCTGTATGCATTAGCATTCTTCATGTTCAATAGCTTGTAAGCTTTAGCCTTGTTCATAAAAGCCTTTGCTTTCGACAAGACATTTGCGGATGCGTTCTGGAGAGCCCGAGCCTTCTTTACATTTTTTCTGGCCGAATTCAGAACTGGGGCCGGGATGTTCTTACCTGTCAGCTGTACGTTGTATCTTGAAATCCCCGTGTTGACGACATTTACCAGCCTCTTGATGCTTGCCTGATTTGTTTTATTAATCGCATTCCTGAGGTTTTGGAAGCTCCTTAAAAGATTTGAATTCCCACTTGCGGTAGCTACGGCTCCGTTTGTAGCAGTTCCCTTTGATGCCAAGATAAATTGGTTCATTTTGTTCTTGACGTTAGAAATGTTTGCTGAGTTCTTATTCATTTTTACCGCGTTGATATAAGTCTTAAGAGCGGCCGAAAGATTTCCAGTTGGTGGAAGTCTAGGCCCAAATAAATAATTAGTTAAGCCCATGTCTTACTGTAGAGCAAGGGAAAAATTTGATGTCCTGTCATTGACAGATAAAGCCCAAGCACGTATGATACATAGAACAAGTATAAATGGCTCTCCGTATGTTTTCTACTTTCCAGGCTTCCGAGGTGGCGTTCGGCGAGATTCGCCCCAACAAGAGTGGTGGCAAGACTGTCTATTTGAACGCAGGTGGCGGTGGCAAGCTCATCTTCCAGCTTCCTCAGCTTCGGGCTTTCGTTGGCCTGAGCCCGTTCAAGAACAAGCAGGGTGAGATTCAGTCGTGGTCTCTGCCACTGAGTATGGACAAGCCCGAGGTGGTCGATGCATTCAAGGCGCTCGATGAGCGTGCGCTCGACTTCATCGAGGCGAATTCCGAGGCTCTCTTTGGCAAGAAGATGTCTCGTGCGGTCCTCGTGGAGGGTGACCGGTACAAGCCGATTGTCAAGAAGTCTTCCAAGGGTGACTACGCACCCTCCCTAAATCTCAAGGTTCTGGTAAATTCAGATGGTTCTTTTGGGACTGAGGCGTACAACTCGAATCGTGAGATTGTTCCTCTGTCTGATCTCGCGAAGGGTCAGACTGTGAGTGCGATTATCGACATTGGTTCGATTTGGTGCAGTCCCCTTGGTGTTGGAGTATCTATTCGCGTTCTTCAGGTGATGCTTGCTCCGACCACTAAGCTCAAGCCCTGCGCTTTTTTGGCCCCTGCTGATGAGCCCGTAGTCACGGCTGGTTCAGAGGGTGAGATTGAGTACGAGACCGACCCGGATCAGGACTAAATAAATATGTATGTAGTGTAATAGAATGAACAGTTGGATAAAATCAGGTCAATTTCGTCTCGTCACCAATCGCCCAGGGAAAAGATATATATTTCGTCGTGCGAACAATGGAAATTCTGAATACAATGTTCCAAATAGTGTAATAACAAAAAGAGACGCCATTCAATGGCTTTCATCTAGAAAAAATCTTCGTCCCAGTCGTTTTAGGCCCGTTCGTAAAGCTGTAGTTCATTTAGGTCCAAAAATTCCATTTAACGGTAAGGGACCAGCATTTGTTGCTCGTCGGACCGAATCCCCGAATGCGGGAATCATGCCTTGGTACACCCAAGAACGCAAAAATTTTATAAAATATTTGGCAAAATTGCCCCACTCAAATTCTCCAAAATACGGGCCAGAGTCTCCAACCATGCGTCGTCTTAGGAGGGCCGCCTACAAATCTGAAGGGCAAAAGGTTTCCCCTAGTCCCGTAAAGTCCAAGTTCTCTTGCTCTAATGGTAAAGGTCTTTCCCTTTTAGGTAAGGGTCGCCAAGGTATAGTATTTAAAGGAGATGGATTTGCAGCAAAAGTTTGCCCTCGTGATTTAGCCGCGGCCCATCGCCGTGAAAAACAGCCAGCCCTGGCCGAATATGATATCCAAATGTCTGTATTCAAGGCGTGTCCGGAGGGAGTGGTTCAACCGTACGACTTTCACAAATGTATTAATTTTATCAATCCATCGACTATGAACATGGCAAATGTTCAAAATTCTCGGGCCTATGACAAGTCTAAACAGTCGATTATATTTATGGAGTTTTGTGAAGGAGGGTCTCTTCAGGATTGGCTCGAGAAAAGGGTGATAACTGATGCTATTATGCGTGACGTAATTTCGAGGGTCTTGAAAAATCTTTCAAAGATTTACAAGAAATATCCAGATTTTCGTCACAACGATCTGTATACCGCAAACATTATGGTTTCGGCGAGAGGCTTTCTTATAGGCGACTTTGGCTGGGCCAGACTTGAAAAAACTGGAACAAATCCTGCCGTAAATACAGCAAATGGTACAAGGACCGCGGGAACTTGGGGAGTGGGCCCTAAAACGGATCCTAGATACGACTTTCACTTCTTTTTGAACATGCTACGAGACTTTGTAAAGGGAAAAAACATGCCCAGAACAATTGAATTTTTGGATTTTGCCATTCCGGTCGGTTACAGAGGAAGCACGGGTGCGCACGTAAGCGAGTACAGACTCAAGTACATGGACCCTTGCCCAGATCTTCCGACACTCGATGAAATACTTCGAAACAAGTACGTGTCCGGGCGCTCACCTTCACCCCGAAACAAGTACGTGTCCGGGCGCTCACCTTCACCCCGAAAAAACTATTCAATCAAAAAAGGAATCAGAAGTGTAAATCTAAGAATAGCCCGTAATAAGCTTAAAAAAGCTTTCCCTCGACGTGCCATCACCCCCTCCAAACTTTTGGCCGCTCGGAGAAAACTCAAGGCTGGGCACAAGACTAAGAAACAAATAACTGCAGCTCAGCTGAAGAGTGCAAATTTTGACAAGCTCGTAGAAAGTATTTGGAGAGCAAACGGTTCTAATTCAACTGTAAATGCATATGGAGTGTCTGCTTGGGACAAGGCGAGAGACAAGGCCATAAGACTCGTTGAACTGATGTTAAATCGGGGGGACCGACCGTTCAGTCCCGTGCGGACGCCCAAGAGAGTTTCTCCGCCCAGGAGAGTTTCTCCGCCCAGGAGAGTTTCTCCTAAACTGTTCCATGTGATTAGCCCAAGGTCAGGACGACCAAAAATTATGGGCTCTAAAGGGCGAATGGTATATGCCGACCTTCATCTAAGCATGGATGAACTCAAGAAACTCGCTGTGTCTCGCGGAAAGAACATCAAGGGCCTACGCTCGAAGCAGAACATTGCTCGTAAAATTTTTAGTTAGTAATGATAATGAAGAGTATTATCATCGTTTTGGCCGTACTTATTATTTTACTTTTAATTTTAAAAAACGGTTCATTTTATGGAGCATCTACATCTGATAAAGGAAATCTCATAGTGTATGGATCCAAGAGGTGTCCCTGGTGTGTCAAGCAGGAAGACTACCTGACAAAAGCGGGAATTGATTACAAGTTTGTAGATTGCACTAAAACTCAGTGCCCTAATTTTGTGGACGGATTTCCTACTCTTTTATTGGACAATAAAGTTATGAACGGATACACCGAGCTCGGTCCTCGACTCACGTATCCCGCGCCCGCAAAGATTCAGTTACCTTCTTAGAACTTGAACATGGCCAGAGCGAACGTGAGAACGAATGTGTGCCACAGAGAATCTATCGGCTTGAGTATGCTTATGTACTTGACCAGCGATTGGTTCCACAAGTAGCGCATGAGGAACATAACAAGAACAATCCAAACGGATATAGCGACAAGATTATAGATAGCCTCTTTGCGAGAACCTGAACCAAGAACTGAAATCATCTTTCTATTAGTAAAGAAAAAATTTGCTAACAATAAGATGAAAAAGAACTGGGAGATTTTAAAAATTAGACAAGAAATGTTAAAAAAAGGTATACCTGTCAGTAAGTGGCCTTCATTGATAAAAAAGCGACCTGTATCTAGGAGAACTCCCAACCCTTATGCTCCAAAGTACACGTGGAGGCCCTGGGGGAGTTCAGGTGTAATACATGACAATTGTTACGATTATGCATTTGGTTCATTTTCAAACAAAAGAACCGAGAAGAGCGTTCCGGGAGCTCGAGCCAAAATCAACTCGAACGGGCTGACATTCACGACCTGCGCTGGAATAGTCGAGAGAGTTATCGCGGATAATCCAATTACCGTGAAAAAGGTTTCTCCCGGGTCGAAGATACCAGCTGGATACTACATGGTCATGTGCTTTGTCGCTCCATCGAACAATTTTGGAAACTCTACGGGAGATTTTCACTGGTACAAGCAAATCAGCAGTATAGAATACAGAACTCGTCCTGGAGACAAGATTGTAGCGCTGGCCAAGTTTTTTCACGTCACTCCGAAAGTTATACGAGACGCTCTGCAAAAATCCAGACCCTCTTTAAACAGAGACCACGGGAGGGTCTCAAACGACGAAAATGAATTAAGAGTCCTTAATAAAAATTGCAAGACGTGCAAAAGCGCATCTTTACCTCCTGGAAGAGTCCTTGAGTTTCCTGTCGCCCTGTGGAGCCATAAAACAGGGTGGGCCGGTGGACCTCTTATTGTAGATGCTTCCGGAAAAACAATAACAGACCCTCGGAAAGCTGATAGAAACTATAAACCAGGATTTCATTATACGAAATTTTGCTCTGCATATATTGTCAAGAGGGGAATGGCACAAACTGGGAACAATTCAAACAGGTTAGGAACGGCTAATCTAAATTCGAGGGGTGTGGTAAACCGAGCTCTGTTAGGACGGCTCTTAAGTCCTCGCTAGGATCAATATCAAAATGAATATCTGTCAAAATATTATTCGGGACGAGACTTCCAAAATCTAGACCAAATCCTTCCATAATTGAAAAAACATTTTGTGATAAAAATTCAGTTATTGAACGTCTGTTATCACCTGTGCGTTCTATTATGAGTCTACACTTGTAACTAGGAACATCAAAAGGAGCTCGACACATTGGACACGTAGGTTCGTGATTTCTGCAACTCGTTTTCCAACGTTCAAGGCATCTTACATGAAACTCATGGCCACAATCTAATTTTCTTGATTGACTTTGACCTCCTATACATGAAAGACACACAGAACACTGAGGGCCTGAATGTTGCCAACACCTTGAACATTCTTTAACAATTTGTCGACATTCCCGCCCTGATAAAGTTTGAGCCCCACACCGTGCCATTAATTTTATACAATTATTAAACTCTGGGAAATGCGTCGCGCCTGCGAATCCGAGCAACCTCAGCCTCTAGTGACTTTATAGCATCACGGTATTTTTCTCTCATATTTTCTTCGACATTTTTTCTAAAAATTATGATAGGATCATCATCCTGCTCCATTCGACACTGAGGGCATTCGATTGATGTCTCGAACCATTTGATGATACATTTAGAATGAAACATGTGCTTACATTTGAGCTTCTTGTCCAACCTCGTAGTTTCCTCAAGACATACGGCACATGTCTTTGGCTCGTGACATCTGCATTTTCCCCCACTGACCGCCTTCTTCGAGCACTTTTTTCCTGAGAGTGTCACTGAAGAACAATTCATTTCCTGATATGTACCTACAAATTTCTTTGTTTATTTCTTCAACAGGTTGATCTGCGTTTATAAATATTACCCTACATTCGAGAGTTCTTATCATTTTTGAATATTCTTCGTCTAATTCCTTGAGGTACTCTAAAGTAACCTTAGAGTCTCCTGCTTGACCCCTCTTTTGAATGTGCTCGAAACATTTTTCAGGACTCTTTCTTAAAAAGATGTACAAGTCTGGGAACCATTCGTGATTCTTGTATAAATCACAATACATATCATTTTGTTCAGAGGTTACTACACCCTTTTTTAAAAGAATTTCCCAAAACACATGTTTCGAACTCAGTATAGACCGTTCGTATACTACATCCTCCTTCGTTACAAAGGGCTGTATCGTCTGAAGAATTTTAAGATGCAATTGAAATGCCCATTTTTTAGGATTTTCATAAAATTGTTTAAGAGGCCACTGATCTATAGGCTCTTTCTGAACCTTCCACCCTTTCTTTTCAAGCAAATCGAGCTGGGTCGTTTTGCCTGAACCGATATTTCCATCAATAACTATACGGCTCATATTTTATATTACGTTTTAATTCTTTAAACTACTCATTCTCTACGAGAGGAGCTATTCTTCCTGAACGACAAGCTGCGTTATGAAGGGGGAGATTCAGGGCATCGGGGCCATTGTTCTGCAAAAACTGACGATACGCATAGTTATCCTGATACGCAATACCATTCTTCTGCATAATGATATCATTCACGATGTTAGTAGAATCAAAGGAGCTGAGACAACGGCCATCGGCCATACCCATGCGTGTAGACATTTACAATTACATTATATTTTATTCAAAACATTTACCCATTCTTCAAACTTGGCCCCTAGGATCGTGTCGAAGGTTTCTGGAATCGCCACCGGCTTTACGAATATTGCTGGGTCTCTCAAATTTTGGTTTAAAATTGAAAAAGCCTGGGCAATCTCTTGTAGAGTCTGAGCTCCGGTCACAATAATCTTGCCCGTGCTGAAGATGCTGGCCGTCACCTGCTTCATGTCCGGTCCTGGAACAAACTTCACTTTCACTGCACTGTACCTGTCGGGGTCGTACGTTACTCGAAAAGGAGGCTTTGAAAGCTTCTGGATAATCTTGTTCAAATTTACTGAAGAGTTGAGTGAAAAGTTTGTGTTGATCATCTTTACCGCCACTTCGTCGACTGGGATATCCTTTTCCCTACCAAGAACCACCTTCAAAATAAAGGACAACTGCTTGAGGATCCGCCGACAATCGAAAATGTCAGAACACCCCGCAACTTGAATAGAACCATTTGGAAATATCTTTATAGATTTTCTGGAATATGCATCTCTGTAACCTATAGTCACTTGGTTGTAAAAGGCAGTATCGCTCATTCGCCACTCGAATCCCCCGAATCGCGTCCTCTTGCGCCGAACAGTAACCGTCTCAAGCTTCTTGAAATTCTCACGAAACTTGGGAAGATCAATATCCTCCATAAATTTTGAACACATTGTGATTGTCGTGATTCGAACCCATGAAGGATTCGGAAGTGAGGAGTCCGAGCAGAACTTGGAACGAATTTCCGCCAAATCACGAATGTACTGAAACGTATCCATTTTGGTGTTTGGTCTTTAAGGCTCTTGTGGTCTTATATCAGTGTCATCACATGAAATCTTTGTCACCCCTTGCGTGCAGCCCTTTTAATAATTTTAGAGAATTTTGTTCTTAAAATATTAGATTTTATAACACGCTTGTAATATTTCTTCTTCTTTTCGTCATTGGGATGGAGGTTGTGCGTCTTTGTGACATTGTGAGCCACAAGAGAAATAAGCTTCTTTTTCTTGACTGCATTAATTACTTTGTTTAATTCAGCAACCCTGATCTTCAGTGGAGACTTACGTTTCTTTTTAGAGTGAGTCTTTTTGGAAATAGTATTTAGGCCATTAATAACTATAAGAGCTTTTTTAGATCCCCCGAGTTTTTGAACAGCCTGTATAGCCACTGGACTCACATTAGTCTCACGCTTTTCATTTATAGAAACTGCCGCTTTAGCCACTTCCCTGGCTCCTCCCGGAACTGATGCTATCGTGTTTAGAGCGCTTGTCACTCCTCCTGCATTTGTAATAGCATTCTTTTCATTCATTGGAAGAGAATTTGCACGAAGGATCGATTCACTTCCCTCGTTCCCGTACCTCCTTCTTCCCTCGTTCCCGTACCTCATTCTTCCCTCGTTCCCGTACCTCCTTCTTCCCTCGTTCCCGTACCTCATTCTTCCCTCGTTCCCGTACCTCATTCTTCCCTCGTTCCCGTACCTCATTCTTCCCTCGTTCCCGTACCTCATTCTTCCCTCGTTCCCGTCCCT